CTTAATGACTATATTGATGAACATCAAATAGAGAATATAGATTCATTACGTCTTATTATCTGCGAACCTGAGCACCTTAGAGAATTAGATGCAGATTACTGGGAAGATGATTTGCCAGAAGATGCTGAACTTCCTGACTCTGTACTGTCCGCGCTAGAAACTTTTAACGCATCGCTCAAGGATGCCGGAGTAGTTGGCTGGCATCAAGGTAAGTATGCTGCAATTATTGATAATCAAATGGAGTAATAAATGGCCTCACTAAATTTATGCCAATTTATTGGCTGGATCGGAAAGATCGAAAACCGTTATATGAGCAATGGCGATGCAGTTGTTACCTGCTCAATCGCCGTTAATGAGTCGTACAAAGACAAAAATGGAGACAAGCAAGAAAAAGTCGAGTGGGTGAATGTGGTAGCTTACAGAAAGCTTGCTGAAATTATGTCGACCTATTGCACAAAAGGAATGCAAATATACGTGTCCGGCAAGATGTCCACTCGCAAATGGGAAGATAAAAATGGCGTAGAGCGCTACTCGACAGAGATCATTGCCAATGACATGAAGATGCTCGGACAAGCAAGAGAAAAAGTTACTTCTGATGATCGTCAATTCGACGAAAGTAATTCACCTAGAAAACAGTCGACTCAAAAACAAAGCCGAGCTCCGGCTGGTAGCGGTTTCGATGATTTTGAAGACGACATTCCTTTTAATTAAGCCCTTGTTATCTATAGATTATATAGAATTCTCAGGGCTATAGAAATGGATGAATTGAAAGTGAAAAAATGTTTTAAATGCAACAAAACAAAAGAATTAAGTGATTTCTATAAGCACAAAGAAATGGCTGACGTAACCGTCTTAATTCATTCTCAATCAGGTCCTTAGTTCAAACATCATTAAAAATGAGTATATTTAAGATGAATGTTTTCTGCTCATATCCAGAAAATCCTTTCGGCAAGCATATTCTCTATGAGTCTGGGAAACGTATGCCAGTTATGCAACCAAAGATAATACAACATCCAACTGAGGATTATCAGAGTAATCCGATAAAAATATTTTACAAAGTATTGGTTAAATGTTCTATGTGCAGAGCACAAGGAATCTTTGACCAAGACGGGAATGGAATCGAGTTTCATCAACCAACACATCCACTGCTTATAAATAGGTAAATTAATGATAAATCAAACTATGCATGTTGATGTTGACTGGATGCCCAAAGGATTTGAGGCAATCCGTATTGGGAAACCAGAATATGGAGAATTTTTTATTTTTAACGGCAACATTTATCAATATAGTGAATCACCTTTTAAAGATCTTTTAACCGGGGAAATTTTAAACACATGCCCTCCATTACCATTAATTATTGTTTCAAAAATACAGGATAAATACAATGCTTTTGTAATCCACAATGAACTTCATGTTCATGTTGAGCAGAAAACTCTTAACAGTCTTGGTCTTGTTAATGGCCAGAAAATTAATTCCATGCAGCTTTATGAGGTAATCAACAATAACGTGAAATGACGGCCCATCTATACCAGATGAACTAAAAAAAAGAATTAGTGATTTCTATAAGCACAAAGAAATGGCTGATGGACATGTTAATTTATCGATCTCTGACATTGATTTGCTAATTATTGATAAGGACCAAAAATGATATTCGATTTTTTTAAACGTGACAAAATAAATATTAACGTGGGGGATCATTTCGCAGCAGAGAGCAAGAGTAAGAACGACCGCAGCTGGGCATCATCAACATTTATATGTATCGAGCGCGATGATAAAAGATTGGTGGGGAAGATAGTAAGCAAAGAGTCAAATATGTTTAGCGATGCTGTTGTCACATTCTCCAAGAAAGATTGGGATTTTAACCTTGTAAGCGAAAATTTTTTAAGAGCGCAGCTATCAGGCAATAGAACCATCATGTAACAAAAACATTAAGGACTAAAAAATGACAACTAAAAAAACACAACGAGAGTTAATTCTTGAATACTGGGGTCGCGTACATGATATGTGCGATTCTTACAATAAACAGCATGGAACAAATATTAGACCTCAGCGGTGCGTGAAATATTGTGGCAATATTTGGGGATATATCATTAATCATCCTGTATTTGATGGGTCAAACTACGATCTAGCAGTAGCAATCATAGAAGACATGCCTGTTTTTTTAGGGGATAAGATTTATCATAAAGAGCATAGAAACTGCGTAGCGATAATTGACAGCGCATTTTATGATCCTCGTTACTGGACACTAACGCCACCAAAACCGAAGCGAACATTTGAGTTGAACGGCCAGCAGTTGCCTTGTCCTGAAACTGCTCCATGCGGTTTTACTCTTGGTCTTCTTGGACATAATTTTTATTATAAAGAATATAAAGATATAAATGAAGTTGAACGAGCTATTTTTGACATGCTAGTTAACGCACGAGACAAGGACTAAAAATAATGGAAATTAAAAACCGTGATGAGTTAAATACTTGGCTATTCGATCATGCGCAAATTCAATCTCATTTTTGCCATGGCATAAAAGGCTGGGTAAAAAATGAGTTTGTAAATATTGCTTTTGTTGACATGGAAACGGATGAACGCATAGAAGTAATTTATGAGGATTAAAAAAATGACAACTAAAAAAACACAACGAGAGTTAATTCTTGAATACTGGGGTCGCGTACATGATATGTGCGATTCTTACAATAAACAGCATGGAACAAATATTAAACCTCAGCAGTGCGTGAAATATTATGACATTGTTTGTGGATCTATCATTAATCATCATGTATTTGATGCGTCAAACTACGATCTAGCAGTAGCAATCATAGAAGACATGCCTGTTTTTTTAGGGGATAAGATTTATTATAAATTAGATGGCTCTATGCACACAGTAGGTAATAATATTCCAGTTATAGTTGCATATAATTGGACACTAAAAGCGCCAAAAAAGAAGCGCACATTTGAGTTAAACGGTAAGCAGTTGCCTTGTCCTAGCAATAGTGAGTTTTGCAAGACCCATTCGATTGATATTCTGGGACAATATTATTATTTTGACTATATGGAAGACAGAAACAAAGTGGCGAGAGCAATCATTGATTTGCTTGATAACGCACGAGACAAGGAATAAAAAATGAAACACGAGATTGAAATACCAGATTTGCCTGAAGGATGGGAGGCTGTTGCTTATAAGGTTCCAGAAGTTGGTGAGTATTATTTTGGATCAGGAGGAATTAGATTAGCGCATATAAATTTTGAAAATTTATGGCTAGTAGTCCGCAAAAAGCAGCCGCGCAGGATAGACAATAATGAAAGTTATGATCCAAGCAGCCCTAATGGATTTGACTGAAATTATAGAAAAATAATGGAGGATGGGAAATGAATTTCTATAAATTTTTTGAGGTAATTTTTGCGACAGTTTTCACTATGGTTATAGTGCCACTCGCAGTCTTAGTATGTATTCATCTAGTAAAATGGATTATAGAGGCTGTATCATGAAAGGAATAACAGAAGAAAGATTGAAAGAGGTTTTTAGTTGGTTTTACTGGCCATCAGATGCAGAGAAAAAGTTTTTCGATGCTCTGTTATCGGAATGCACCGAATTAAACGCATGGCAGCCGATTGATGAGAATACGCCAAAGGATAGGGATTTGGTGTTGTACTTTTCACCGAATAAAAAGTGGGTTGGTTCTCTAGGCAGAGATTGGCCATTTGCACCCACCCACTGGCAAGAATTGCCCGAGGACCCAAAATGACTGTCCCGCAAATTCAAGCTTCATTCCGCTATTATTCTGCACATCAGGGTATCTACATATAAAATTCCGTCCATTCAGATTCAGTTCATATTTTTATTATATGATGTCAATAAATGAATATTTGTACCGTTATAGATACAGGAGGTTGATATGTATAAATTAATTTTAATTTCAGCGTTGATGATTGTATCGTCTTCAGCCGTTGGCCAAAGTTACGGATATCGAGATTATGGCGCGAACGAATACAGATACCGCTCACAGACACCGGGGCTTAATGGATACACGAATGCAGACATGGTTCGTGACCAAAATAATTATATTCGTCGTCAGCTAGATAATGACATGCGTGAATTGGATATTCGGTCGAATGTCATGCGCAATGAAATGCTTTATGAAGGATATGAAAGCGGATCTACTGGAAGATATAATAGATATTGAATGTGATAAGGTTATTTGTAGTTGCATCGATGATAATAATCGCATCATGCGCAGACAATGGAGAGAATCATCCAAAACACAGCAATGAATTGGATGATTTTCTTTCAGAGATTGAAGAAGTTTGTAATGATATTGAACAAAAGATTGTTGATGAAAACAGACAAAGATCAGAGCACTACGACACGCTCAAATATAACAGACGAACAGATAATAAGAATCCAACGCCAATATCTTATTGACATAAAGCCATTGCAAGATAGTATGCTTAAGATATTATCTTTGGCAATACCTAAAATTGTGGCTCAATCACCGTGCGTGAAATACGAGCATGATTATGAAACGCAACATAAAATTAATATTCTTAATGAAGAAATTCAGAAAGTAATTGATATTTACAAAAATAGATATCCTGAATTATTCAGATCTATTGATTAACTCTCTTCTTCATTTCAATCTTATTGATATTGAACACATCTAGGTACTTATCATAGAATTTTGACTCATTCATCTCTAATTCCTTCAATCTCAGGCGCTTCTCTGCAATAGGAATATCCTTATTTAGTCGCACTGCATCTTGTTGGTCACGCGCATATCGTATAACTTCTGATAATTTATCCGCATACGCATCCAGCGCCAACATTTCTTTCTTGTCGTTGATGACTGTCTGCATGGCGACAAGATCATTCTTTCTCCGGGCACGATTGAATTCTTCTGCGGCAAGCTTAGCTTCTTCCCGCGCTTTGTAAAATGCAGACCGGGTATCTTTAATCGATATTTCTTTGTAAGCTTTGCGGATGAATGGCATCTCCGCTGAGTCAAGTTCGGCTCCATCGGCTTTCAGCATAGCTGCGCTCACAGACGAATCCACAAGTGCGCCTGCGCCACCCGTGGCCGTGCGCGTCATGAACTTGAGTGTTTCCGGAGATACATCCATGCCAGCGCCTGCCAACCATCCGGATACCTGGTCGTACATTGTCCCTTTAGTGCCGCGCCACATTTTTTCACGATCTGGCTGAGATTGGTCAAATGGGCTATCTGGCATCAATTCGCCGCCGCTAAATAATTGTTTGTTGTTCGATATTTGATAAGGAATCTGCGCGACAGTAGGTAGCGCCCCACCAAGCACCTGATCGGATTTAAACTCTCCATCAGATCCAACAACAATGCTGCCAAATGGCGTCAGTTCCTCAATCGCTGATGCTGCAATATGCCAAGGCATTGTATGCAGTTCATCCTTACGTTGCGCATCAGCCATGGACCTGCCAATATTCCAGAAAAATCCATATCCATAAGGGATTGGAAGTTTGAGATAACCATCTCCGTATTTAATGACAGCATTGCGCTCTTTGGTGTAGTCGTCAATCTTATCGTAATCATCTTCACCACCGCCGCCGAGCGATGCTGCGGCAAGATATCCAAGTGTAGTCAGACCACTGGCAAGCGCCCATGCTTGATATTTATTCTTGCCTTTTACAAGAGCATGCAACGTGGCAGCCGTGCCCTGCACAGACGCATTAAAGAATAAATAAGCAGCATTAGCCTCAACACCGAGCTCACCCTTACGGTTAAAATTAACTGTGATATTTTTTGCTGCCTTAGCAGCATCATTAACGTTCATGCCACTGTCGATCATCGCCTTGAATGCAGATAGCCGCATTGCATTTTCACCAGCTTGATTCAAGTTATAGATCCACTTAAGAGTAGCGTTATATGCTTTCCTTCCTGCTGCACGAGCGGCATTAGCCATGTCACCTTGTTTCAGATTGGCAATAACACCCTGATATGCGGCATATTCTGATGCTACCTCATTACCCAATCGCTCCATATCAGATAGGTATGCCGCCCCGGTATTCCCGCCATTGCGTCGATACGCATCTATCCAATCCGTGCTTTGCTTGCCGTTTGTTGCCGCATAACGAAGAAGTGTTGCAAATGACTTTGGATAATTTGATATGGCCTTTGCTGCCATCTTCAAACCCTGCTCGCCTGTGAGATTTATCACGCCAGTAGTAAAATCCCTGACCATGTTGGTCATAATGAACTCTGGGTTATAACCGGTATAGACTTTGGAGAGGTAGCTATTCAGCATTCTTCCGGCAGAAACAATTTCACCATACCCTTCAATACCAAGCTTCTTGTATGCCCTGGCCATCAATTCATCATTGATCTGGACCCTGATTGCATGGCCGTCGATATAAACGTTAATCTCGTTATCTGCCAGCATTGGAGACGCAGACATAACCACTCTCTGATCTGCCGTTGGATTAATAACAACATCGCTGAGAGCAATCTTCTTATCTGTCAATGGCAATGATTGTCTGAATAGATTTGCGCCTTCCTTGGTGTCAAATACAGCTTTAGTCCGCCCTTTTACCTGCACTTCATAAGCAGTTGTGTTGCGCAACATCTGACGTTTAGCCGGCTGTCCGATAGTCATCAACTCAGGTATGCCGATCTCCGCAGCCATCATAACAACATGCTTTCCTACCCGGTTTTTCTCGACTTCCATGATCGCGCGTTCATGATCTTGGAGAATGTTCTCGATCACAGCCTCATCGCGCCTACCGTGCCCAAGCCTGCGCTTATTCTTCACCTTGACCGACATACCCTTGCCGGTGCCTGAATTGCCCTGCTCAGCCCCCTTAACTGGGATGTAATGCTTGTATGTGGCTTCCCAAGCATCGGTAATGTCTTTGTTCAACAACCCGCCATCAAGACGCAGTTTCTTTGTTTGCTCAGTAATCGATCTCAGTTCATTTGCAAGCTTACCAAGTTCACCCGGTGCTTTGGACAAGTATTCCTTGGCTTCATCATCAGCAATACCGTAGGCGGTGGCTTCTGGATCGTCGCGCAGTTTGCGGATAGCCTCGTTTGCCTCCGGTGCATGCTGCGCTTCCAGATAATCAGCAATATCATCCATCGTAAAGCCTGCTTTAGCGATTTTCTCAATCAAAGGATTGCGGATCTGCTCGCGGAAGTCCTCGACTTGATTAGCTACTTTTGCGTGATATCGTTCTTCTGCTGCGTACACGTCAGCTTGCTGTGATACGTTTATACCCTTATCCGCAAGCCACTCTTTAACTACCGTGAATCGATTGAATGAATCTTGATATTTACGTTGGAATTTTCTGAAGCGTGATTCTCTAGGGATATCCAAGCTATTTGTGCGTTCAGGAGACACACCTTCCGTTGTCTTTATGTCGGCATTGCCAATACCATTATCTTCATTCAGGATTGATTTTTGTGCGTTCTGTGGTGGCGGTGCATTATTCATTACCTTGCCATTGAACATTAATATGACATCATCGTTTTTGATATCTTGTGTTTCTTCTGGAGATTGTCTCTTTCTCTGATCGTCAGACATGCCCATGCGAGCCTGAACGTTTCTGGCCTCCACTTCGCCACCTAATCTCCTGTAAACTGATTCAGGTCTATCAAAAAAATCAAGATAGACATGATTGCTTGGCGGTCTTTTTTTACTGTGATCTTCAAGTGCTTTTTGAAGATCAGCTTCATCATCAATACTATCGATTAATTTATTCTGCTCGGCTGCCCATTTTTTATATGCGGAACTTTCATGATATTCATTTCTTTTTATCTCATTATCTCTGATAAATTGAGCAGAAGATTGCACACTACCACCAGTAGCAAATCCTTCTGTTCTTTGAATTCCATGTTGGATCTCATGCAGCAATACTGACAAAACATCGCTCATTGGCACATCCTCTCCTATTGTTATCATAGACGGGGATAGTCCTGTACTTACTCTGAAAGAAGCTCCTGAACCTACTTCCGTATCAATACTGAGATTAGCTAAATTTGGATATGCTGCGAACAACTTAGGATGATCAATAACATCCTCTAATGCTATTCCGGCAAATCCATCTTTCAGGCGTTGCGCGTACACCGATTTGTATACCTCGCCCCACGGCTGATTTTTAGTAGGAAACGGTTTTTTGATTGAGGCATCACTATCATTTATTTCATAACGCCACTTACGATCGACGCCCAGAAACCATCCGGTATCTTGCCTAACTTGTTCTTGATCGTCGCCATTGGCAATACGATCTTGCGCAGCAGTAAGTGACATTGAATCAGCCGTTTCAGATTTCTTCCCGGCAAAACTAAACTTAGGACCATCATCGCCCATAGAAATTTTGAGGCGCGCAGGATCAAAAACAACTGTTGATGTATTGTTTTCTCCCCATGCCAAAGAATCACTGAATTCAACCGAGTCATACCCATACGTTTTAATCATATCCAAAACTTTATCCTGGGCATTCCTTCCTAGAGTTAAATAAAATTCTCCATCAGTAAATAACTCAAAGTGGTCTATTTCTGATTCTCTTCCACTATTTGCAGAATCAATTTCACGTAGATCTTGAATATCATTTTCATCAAATATTGAATTCATAATATCTTTCAATACTTGCTTTTCCTCGCCAGGCATTTTTTTCCATACAGCAATAAATGGCTTTTCTGTCTTGATATAAATATCGTGCGTAAATCCTGCTCCGTCATTATTAAATATATCTGCAGCAATAGAATTACCGGTTGTTAAATATATTCCGCCGTATGATGATTTAAACTCAGAGAATCTCTCTTTCGTTGAATGTTTGTAAACAATTGGCCGACCGCCAGCATCCACGGCTTTGCTATCACCAAACCACCGCCAAAAATTCCGAATACCTTCCTCAGTAGGATGTATCGGCTTACCTTCGCTGTTCGTGGTTGGACGGTCAACGCCGTCGATGTTGATTGTGTCGGGGATTGAGGCGCGACTGAACATTGCTATGCCTTTGTCAGTCTCTTTGGTCTTAATCTCGCTGAACAGATTATCGAATGCTTCCTCAACTGGAGCAACCTCGCTCTCAAGCAAGTAAGGATAGCGCTCTTTGTCTCGAGCGAAGTCCTCTGCATTGGTAACATTGGCTAGATAGTCATTGTTATAGCCTTTCTTCATCATCTTGGCGATAACATAATTCTCGAATGATCTCGCGGCACGCTCAATGATTCTGGACCAGTAGCCATCTTCCTTACCCTTGTCGATCGCTCCCGCCCGTTTCTTCATTGGGGACTCATCAAGAGCTATCACTAGATCAGAGAATCTGGCTTCTACTTCAGGACGCACACCCATAGGATGATTGGGATCTTTAACCCAATTCTCGGGACTAAAATATCCGGCAGTAGGATTGCTCAACCGTCTTTTTTCAATCTGATATTGAGTCATCAATGAGCCGCTTTTCTTGTGCATCATCATCGGTTCTGGCCGATATGTAATGAACATATCCTCACGTACAGGCTTTGGTTCTCCACGCTTCCGCTGGAAATAATTATCCATAGCGTGAAACCATTCATGAGCTAGGTTGCCTGCGCCTTTCGTCTTAGTGAGATTTATCACAAGCGCACCCGGCTCGAAGTGAGCCAGCGCTGCTCCCTTGCCGCGCGAACCGAATCCAAGCCCCAACGATCCATTAAGAGATAGCGCTTTTGGTGGCACACCAACAATGTTGGATAGGTCCATCAATGCATCATAAGCCTGATTAAGCATTCCTTGTCGCTCACGATTATCTTTGCCTTGAGATACCCAATTACCGAATTCGACTCCACGGAATCCGAACGCAGATTGAAATTGGTCCGGCGTTACATCCTTCCCTTGCCTCCAATCCTGCCCGGTACGTGGTCGATTCTCTTCGCCCCTAACATCGGTTTTTTTGACGTTATCGCTTTCCTTTACAAGCTCCCATGCAGCAACAAGATCATCGTAATTGTTTTTGAGATATTGACTAGCTTCCTTCAGATCAGTGAAAGTTTTGAGCTTACGATATTCACGATCGCCTTTCTTGTTGATGAAATATGAGCCAGTTCTACCACGCAACTCAAACTGCATTTTCTTGTCATCATTTGGCTTTTCTTTCTGCAGAAGGTCATTTACGCTCTCGGCAACCCGATCGACGTCCGTTACATTAACAACAGTCGTTCTGCCATCGATCTTAATTTGAGCCATTGGGTAATTGATTAATATCCCATTGCTATCGTATTTTCCGGCATCTGGATAAATGGCTACGCTCTCCACCCTTGACCAGTCCTGACGGTTCGGCACCCTGGACAAAACTTGCGCACGAGCAAAGAAATTCTCGAGTCCTGGAAATTTTTTACTGAATTCGATAATCTTGTCTTCATTTAAGGAGCCAGACACAGCCAGTTTTGCTAGGCCACGAAACATCTTGACCTTTTGAACCCAAGATTTTACCCGGTAGCTTAACTTTGGCTTGGTAGGTATCTGTTCACGAGCTGAATAATAAAATGCCGATAAGAAAGGATTTTCAATATTAAGGTAATCATCCTTCGGCCATATCTTGCTCAGTGGTTGAGTAGCAATGTCGTCGTCGGTGTATTCTCTGGAAATAGAACGCTCTAAGTCTTTGCGTGCGCCGCCAATCTTTTCCCCAAAATCTTCTATTTTGGCGGCAGCTTGATCTCTAGGAATATCTAGGCCGACATTCTGAGAATTTACAAATTTCGCAGCATTCTCTAAGGCAGATTTTGAATTTGCTTCAAAAGTTTCCCCTCCATAAATGCCTTGACTTTTGAATAAAGCCGCTCCCATTGCATCCCTTACTTTTGATTTACTTATCCCAAATAATTTTTGGATCACCGGGGAAATATAATCAAATCTCGATACCTGTTTTAAATCCAAACCTTTCAAATCTTCATCACTAGCCTTACCGCCGGCCAACAATTTATTGGAAATTTTCTCAAATATTTCATCATTACGTTTGGATTTTTCTTCAAACTGCTTCTTAAGGTATTGATTGCTCTCGAATTCCTGCGCCGCTTTCTGCTTGTCAGTATGGAAGTTGCTTACTGTATCACCATTACTATCGGATACAGCAAATCTACCTGCTATCAATCCCTTTCCTTCGGTGAAACTAAAACCTTCCGGCAACACAGGATCTTTCTCTACTGAACCAGTATTAGCAAACATATCATCGGATATGGCCGTGTTTTGTTGCACGCCGCCCTTATTGCTGCTTGAGAATAAATCACCTGGACGCGCAGAATTTGCTTTTAACACCTCTTCTTGGCTGGCCAGATTATCATTGTTACCAAATAGACTGCCTTGAGAAGCGCGAGAGAATTTCACGGCATCAGGATCATCCTTGCTTAATGCTTTCCAATTTTGGTTTATACCTGATACGAAAAGATCATCAACAGCACGTTTTGCATTCCTGTATTCAGAATGACCGAGAGGATCACCATCCGCATCAAATGACGTGATTCTCCAGTCGTTACCACTATCAGTTGAATTGCGCGACAATAGCCTTTTGCCGTTCGCATCAATAGCATCAATGATGTTATTTTCAAGAGCATTTGCTATGTCTTCACGGATAGCTTGCAATGAATTGCGCAATGCTCCCCATGAATCAATATCAAGATTCTTGATGAAATTATCATCATCGAACTTGGCATCCAGAACTTGATATGCAGCGACCTTCTGTGCAAACGTTTGCTTGTTCTGCTCATCAGTCGCTTTCTTGCTGAACTTGGCCGTGATAGTTACGTCATTTTCATCAAAAATTACATAATTAAAGTTTCCGTCTTCATTGAATTTTACTTCAGCCACAAATCCTTCTTCGAGCTTATCCTTCGCGTATTCTTCAGCTTGGCTCTTGTTGTCAAATTCACCTCTTGAGAATTCACCCTTCTTAGTGGAGAGAATCACAACATATTTTTTGTGCCTGCTCGATCCGTCCAGGTACTTAATACCGCGAATGCCTAAACTATAGAGTTCGGAACTAGCCTTCTCCTGGCTATCAAACTTTCTCGCTCTTGACCTATAAAACTCACCTGCCGTACCGAAGTCTTTATCAAATGATGGTAGCGAGAATTTCTTTTCAAGAGACGCAATAACTTTATCACTCTGCTCTAATAATGGCTTATCCCACAACAGATATTCATCTTGTTTTGGCGCTAGTTCTACTTGGTAGAGTTTGCCGCCAACTTTCTTAGTTAATGTTCCGTCTTTCAGTGCATCAATAACAATTTGCGCATCTTCTGTCATTGCGTATGGATTTGATGAATTCCATTTAATATAAGTCTCTAGCCTACTAATTAACGAATCATCGCTTCCTTTATGATTAGCAACCATTTTTGTGATTGTGTAGTTTTTAGGCTCAAACGGAATTCCGTTTATAGCCATTTTCCCATCTGTTAAAACTTTTTTATAAGACTCAGCCACATCCTTGCTTTCAGCGAAATACAACCCATGACCGTATGCCTGCGCACCTTCCCCTGTGCCGATCTTGGATGAATCGAATTTATCGTGGTCGTGCGGTGAACCGTGAAATGCTGAATGGAATTTGGCTTTACCTGAAGCCGGAGCATTGGATTGACTGGTGTACTGAGCAATCGCCTTAGCAACAATATCCTGTGCTTTCTGAGCGTCAGTTACCCATTGCTCGGATCCAAGGCTACGTGCTTTTGCATTTATGATCAGACGTTTCAGCCAAGAGATAATTGTATCCGCAATATTTTTGTATGTACTAGGATTGGCTTCGGCAACACGATTCCAGAATTCCGGTTTTGTGAAGTTATCGCCCATGATATCGCCAACAATTTCTTTGGTAATATCAGACTGGCGGGCGCCTTCTATTCCATATTTATTTGCATAACCTGGATGATCTCTTATAACCGTCATAAGAGATCGAGTTAGTTCTTTGTATACTTCCGGCTTGTCGTGCTCTAAGTGATGTGATAATTCATGCCCCATGATGGCATGAGCGGCTTTATCTGTATTAACGTCAATGAATATCGTATCTTTGATACTTGTGATAACCACGCCATTGATAGCATGATCACCCCGGGCTTCAATCCATACTATTCTTCTGCCAAAGATTTTGGCAATCTTTTCCGCTGCATCCGCTTCATTTTCTTTGCCCCGATCTCCAGCAGAAAAGTCCCGCACATCCTTGGCTGTGACTGTGTAGTTGAATCCTTGGGCGTTGAGCTTTCTTTCGAGTTGCTTGGCTCTTTCACGATCTTTTAGCCTTTCTTCTGGAGAGCGAGAAGGTTTTAAGCTGACTTGATTATCTTCAGATTTTTGAATGCTTTTTGCAGCGATACGTTGGCTTCTTGTGTCTCTTGCTGTAATTGCTCTATTTCTGAGTTCGTCAGACGTTCTGAATTTTTCCTTGCCGCTTGCAGAATTATCTGCTTCAGTTTTTGATTCTTGTTCATTTGTTCCACCAGGTTTTTGCTGGCTGAAGATTCCTTGCTGTTCGTCTTGTTCGGTTGGTTTTGCATTATCAATAACTTCCTTTTTGGTTGGCACAACATTATCGCCAAAAATATCCTCAGTAGATTGGTCAATGCTACCGATCTGACCGTACACATTATTGATAAATTCAGCCATTTTCTTTTGGCTACGAATATTATCGTGAAGATATTGCAATATCTCTTTGCTGTCAGAATCTATGTTATCACCAAACATATTTTCCTGAGAAAGATAATGATCAAGCGGCTGACCTTTTGACCGAATTTGCGCCAGTGTTTCAACGGCATTCAAAAGGTTGTCTGTGATATCCAATTCTTCCGGTATTGCACCTGATTTTATTTCAGATCGTACTCTAGCCACCGTTCCGGATGTGCGAGTTAGCGCGCCAAGCACATTACGCATGTCATTATCGGTTGATTCAACCATGCGCCCGAGTGTTTCTGAATTTCCGTATGCCTTGGCTAGTATTGCATTGCGTATTCTCTTAACGCCATCTTGAGATAATGCGCCGTTCTTATCGACAATTGCCGCAATCTCTGATTGATTATAATCAGCAAGAGATTGCTTAATTCTCTGAAAATTTAGCCCAGTCATTGCGATATCGCCATTATCAGCGATATCAAGATCCTCTATGCCGAACATGCGACCTGCATCAATCTTGGCTAATTCTAAGCCTGAATACTGCATGTTTGTTCCGGAATTGGACGCAACAGCCAGCTTTCTAGTGTCGAATGGCTGCGTGATCTGCCGCACGAGTACCGGGCTCTTTATGCCTTGTATAAGGGAAACGTCAATTCCTTTACTTAGCGCATCATTTAGTAAACTTTCCCTATACTTTTCAGAAGCGCCTGTTTCGTGTGCCCGACTGATTCCCTCAAAACGACCATTACCACCCACAATCAAGCCGTCATAACTTAACGTTGGTGACCCGGTATCCATCAACACCGAGTCAGACAAACGCCGATAATCAGGATTGTTGGCGATTCCTTGAATCTGAATGTCGGAAGCCGCTCTTGTGCGGTCCCTTGGCTGATTAATGCCCTCTTTTATCGATGCACTAACCTGATTTGCATCGACAACACCCCATTTGGCGGGGATGGATTGCCCATCTGGCAATACTATTTCTGTGTCGTTACCTAGTAAGACGGGCTTTTGACCGGCCTTCTGCTTGGCTTCTTGGCTGGCTTCGTTTTTGACATCTTGCTCTCCTTGTAGATTTGCGTCATTTATTACTTCGCTTGGTTTTAATCCCGTCAACCTTTCAACATCTAGCAATGTAGGGTCAACTGTTTTTAATACATCATTCGCCGTAACTGGCTTTGCGGAAACCGTTTCCACTGCGGATTGAATTGCCTCATCGACAGACTGAGACTTGCTTATATTATTTATCCCATCCTTGAGAGTAATTTCATTAACACTATCAGCTACTTTACGCATCCCGTCAGCAGACAGATCGTTTCCTGATTTCAGTTTATTGAAATTGTATGCAGTCTCAGCAATACTTTGTGTTGCGCTCGATAGCGCTTCAATAGTGGCATCAACAACATCACCCTTGCCAGTGGCAGCCATTTCTCCAGCATACTCTCCAATACCTTCGCCTGCAGTTTCGAGGACCAAGCCGGTACCGATGATCCCAGCCTTTTTTGATTTAGACAAAGCTTGTATTGCGGCTTTCTCACCAGCCACTTTTGCCGATTTCAACAACTCAGGAGAACTCTTGAGAGCGGCATTGATTGCGGATGTGCTAGACATATCCACCCCTGCTTCAATCAACACCTTCGCCTCCGCTTTGGCACCCGCATTCGTGGCAGCAGCTCCAAGCCTATTCGTCACCATACTGCCAAGCTTTAAGGTCGCAGCATCTACACCGGTAATTACAGCCCCTTTAACAGCACCTTCGCGCAGCGCGTTATCACGATCCTCTGGCGTATATCCATCTTCGTCAGATGCTTTTTCAATTGCTTTCCCACCAGTCTCTAGCAACACATTACCAAGAAACATGCCACCTAGGAATCCAAGCGTGCCGCCGATGGTTGCGCCAACAGGACCGAACAAAGCGCCTGCGGCTGCGCCTGTTTTAAATCCAGCATAACCACCACCGAGAGATACCGCCGTGTTTGGCAATTGCTCGGTTATCATTTGAGCGGTTCCCATCGGATTGCGACCGGCAGCCGATAGCGTATCTCCGATTTGTCTTAGGGCACCTTGATCCCGATCGATCGAAGACAATTCACCCAACAGTTTTCTTTGCTCAATTGGAGTTTCTTGCTGACGCGCGATATCAGATGCTTTCGCGTAGTCCTCAACCCCGGCCAATTCATTCCTTATCGTGTCAAACCCCGCCCCAACCATGCGCCCGGTTTGCTTAGTGCCACTCACAACATTTTTAGCAATGCCGCTAAGACCTTCTGGCGCTTTGAAGTTTGGATTCAGAACATGCTCATTATTCTGAATTGCTTTCGCCATATCATCATCAGACATATCATCCGGGAATTGCAGAACTTGCCCATACGCGCGAACTTGTTGCACCATTACTCGAATCGTCCTGTTTTTGGATTAAATGACCGAATTAAATCATTGGTTGGTTGCTGCGTTTGCTGAGAACTACCTGATGGATATAACCCTCTCGTCAGTCTGTTCACGCTATTCAACAACTCGTCATCAGAGAATTTATTCATTGGGTTTTGCTGCGCCGCTTTTACGATATCAAGCTTCATGGCCATCTCGTAAGCGGTCTGGTTGTCTGGAGCCAACCCAAGCCGAACAAGATCCTGCGTAGCTTTGCCAATAGGTGAAGAGGCTTTCACATCGCCAGACGCACTTTGCGGACCAGAAGACCCCTTCTCTTTTAGCAAAGATTGTCTTTGATTAAATCTTGAATTTCGACCAGATTCCTTGATACCCTCTAGTTCAAGCTGATGTTTTCTATTTGCCTCACTGTCAGACAGCTTATCTTGCCTTTCTCTTTGGTACCTTGACTCGTCCAATAAAGCCTTTGCCTTGAATTGTTGCGCACCTATTTCCGATTGCTGCGCAAATTTCTTATCAAGATACTTCTGCCTGAGCGCTTCACGGTCAATATCAATATTACTGCGGATTCTTTCCATCTCCATCTGGTTCTGTGCTTGAACATCCATATTCGATGCATTCCTAGCACCTACCGCAGCGCCAGCCGCCATCATTCCAAGAAAACCAACCATCTCAACCCCTCCCCAAAATGCCTACGCCCTGAGATTGCATACCGTCAACATCAGGCTGCTGCTCATCACCAGAATCTTCCTGCACTCCTGGAGCAGAATATTGTTTCATCTTGCCCTGAAAATCTTTGTCGTATGCATTCATTGTTTTTACAGTGAATAAATGAGCGGCTTCCTCAAAGTCATCATCAGTGACTTGAACTGTTTTAGATTCGTTCAAAAATTCACTTGCGCGCGCCAAGAGAATTACCCCAGCAGGAAGAATCACATCACCTGGTATGCTATTACCACTTTCTTTAATGAGCATAGACATGATATTGAAAGCACCATTACCAAGATCACCGGATATATCCTTGCTTCCTTGCAAGCTATCCATCAACTGATAATGCGTGTCTTCGCCAAACAATAACTCATTGCCCTCATTCAGCACTCGATCAAGGTTGCTCGACTGAGTTTTGTCCATTTGTTCTTTTATGCCGGATTCTATTTGCTGGCTGTCTATTGTAAATTCACCGGCAGAGATATCGCCCATTTCTTGACCTTCTTCCATAGGATCCATTTGCGACCCTTCGGCTTGCGGCTGTCCTTGCTGCATCTGCATAATTATCTCCCCAAAATTCCGGTGTATGCCCGTGGATCACGGTTCAGATTAAATGACGGGTTTATGTTCAATGGTGTCCCGTTGTTGGTATTTACCCGATCAACCAATTGCTGCTCGAACCCAAGTTTCTTATCAAGCAATTCCCGTTCAAGATCCATGCGCTCATTCACCATGTACGCTTCACCCATGCCGCCAGCAATGTTCAACAATGAGTTATGCTTTGTTAAAGTATCATTTGCACGTTGAAAGAAATTCTTCTCAAGCTCAGGATCAAAACTTGTCATGCCAGCCTGATTGCTTCCTATACCTTTTGACGCGCTTTGGAAGTTATTCATACTTGATGTGTCTGCTTTCGATGGATTGAACGTTGATAATCCACCAGACTTACCCTTGATTGAAGTAGATAGCATTTCGTCAATATTGTCAGTTTGCAATATTCCCATTGATTTTGAACCACCCCCAGTCACCCTAGAAGCATTCATTCCACTGAGAGCAGATGCTCCCATACCAACGCCACCAGCCATACTGAAGCCGGTGCCTATCTTCTGCAATGTTTTACTTCCAGTGACCATGCCGATTGCTTGCATACCGGTACCTATAATTGCCGCACCTGCGGCTAAACCGGTTAAAGTTACCGATGACGCGATTGCTGCTCCGAACGCTGCTACTGGTGGCATAGATCCTCCTTGCTGATACCAAATAAAATTTGATTAACCAAATTGCCATTCTTCATAAATGATTTTTCGTTTACCCCAATACATTGCATGCCAACGTTCATCGCCAGCCTAATTGCCAATTTATTGTATTCAGGAATCGATGCCACGAAACGCACGTACTGAGTGTTGTTGGCCATCCACATTAAAGCGCCGAGGCATATCTCAGCAGACTTGCCGCGCGCGGTTGGAAGCAGAGCTACATGGACATCCAGCATAATTGAATTGACTGGGATTCCAACCAACAAGCCATAGTCTCCTGCTTTCAAAAAGAACATATTACCAAGTTGAACAAAGAATAGGTTTGGCTTGACCATAGTCATTGAGTCATCAGAACCCATTCGCCAAACGCTGGGCGATGTTAAGCAGTTATTTATAAACCCAGCATCATCCGTTATCTCGTACTGGATCATTGGTATTTGCTTACAGCATCCTTATAGATATAGAAGTAATCCATTGTTACGCGCGAACCCGGCAAAGGTACCGGGAAGAAATACTTCTCTATGTTCTCTGATGGGTTTAGTCGTTTTCTTTCCTCCACCAGCTCGGTTGGAACGACATCATTGATATCTATACTGGAACCGAATTTAGTATTGTACTGCGTAACTTTTGTGATTTCTTTCGGACTCAATCGATAATTTGTGGATATCAGATCACCGGCTGGCGATGGTATGGTTCTCGCTACTTGATTGGCTTGCTGATTTGAGCCGCCACCACTCGCGCCCGTGCCGGGCTGTGATCCAGACGCTGCATTGCCGGCACTAGACGGGATATTAAAGTTTAGGTTTTTCCCTGCTTTCTGGAAACTCGGCAGCAAGGTAGATAAATTCTCGAACTGAGTTCTGAGATTGTTGAATATTTCTGTTTTCTGCTCTGGCTTTATGTTCGGATCTGCGGCAGTTTGCTGATACAAATTCATTAAGGACTTACCGAGATCACCCATGATTCCAGAATCACTAGCCATCGCTTGTATATTTGCTATGGCCAATTTGTTATCAGAGTCCATTGTGGCAATGGTTTTCTGAAGATCGTTATTTGATTGATTGATAGTCAGATCCTTGGCCACGCCCTTATCAAACATTGATGTCCTTGCGTTCAGGTCGCTATTGAACATACCGGCTTGCAGAGACTGCGCAGAATTGGTTTTCTTTGCGTCATAATATGTCGATGCGTCTTGCTGTGCAATCGGCGTTGCAGCGTTGATCATAGCGCCTTCTGCGGCACTTGCACCAATTGAACTATTCAGCATCCCACGTTTATTTGAGTATGAATTACCTGTGGTTTGCGCTTGCTGCATCAGTGGGCTGTTTTTGTCTTCAAGAATGCCTTTAAGTTGCCCCTGAACAGTTTCATTTACGCCTACCGTAATGGGCGATGCCGTCACTCCCTTAACCTCCGTTGGCTGATACAGTATCCCGGTTGGTTCTCTATCAAGCTTTACACCCTTGCCAGCTATATATTTGTCAATTACATCAGCATTATACCCATCAACACCCTTCATTGCATTAACAAGCTGGTCCCTATTAATCCCACCACCCAAAGCGGCATTAAAAACATCATCCGGCGTTCTCCCAGGTGTCTGTACATACTGCCGGATCTGCTCTGGAGTATATTTGTTGTTGCCTGTTCCATAAAGAATCTGCGCTTTTGGGTCAACATATTTACCAAGTGGCGCGTTACTACCAAGTATTCCAGCCATATATTCCCCTTAATTACCTGTCCAAAGATTAGATATCTCTTCGCGCAATTCAATTACTGTGTGCGGCTTTCCACCAAACTCTGAGAAATCAAGATTTACCTCTGCATCAGCGGTTATCCCGGCTTTCCTGATGTAATATTCTGTCCAAATAGCATCGCACCAATTTGCAACGGCTATTGCTTTCGGTTTTGCGTTCTGAACTCCAGCGGATAGCATGCTTAATGCAACACCATTGATCTCCGAATTAATATGCGCATCAGCAGCAGCCCACAACAAAGCCAATTTTTCGTTAATTTTTTCCTGATCTTTTGCCTGCTTTAATTGGACAAATTCAGGCTTATAATTATCGAGCTTGATCAATTTATTGCCTCTGCGCTCCATCTTGCCAGACTCAACACCTTCCGGCAATTTTCCATCAGTACGCTCATCCCACAGAACTTTTGATTGATCAAAAAAACCACCTGTCTCACTCACTTCAGTAGTAATTTGATTCCCGTCAGGAAACTCAATCAATATCTTGTACATTACGCCAACCTCTCTATTTGCAGAGATGTCCATACGTTTGCGTTAATGGTCCATGCGTCGCCGTTAGTGACCATCTCAACAAAGTCATTTGTATCCATGTATGCTGTGATTGATGCGCAATTGAATCTATTCCCAGACTCGCCACTTACTCTTAAAAATTTCTCTGCAGCGGTCAATGAATCAAATACTGTTGTTCCTGCGCTTGCTTGATTTTTTGATAACCCATACTGCTTTGTACCAATATCTGAGTATGTGAAATTATATATCCCTGGGATAATAAAAGTTATCTTGCCTCCTAATGTTGCGCTATCAGTATATGTCCAAGCTATCCCATCACCTGTATTAGTAACGATGGTTGCCAGACGTCTTTTCATGTCATGAGAAGATCCATGAGCATTGCCGGTGTGCCCATAGAATTTATATCTCGTCTTTGGCCAAAATGGCGGTTTTCCATCATATCTACCAATAGAAAGCCTAAACTGCGTGACTGTTATCGCTCGAACAATTACCACATCATTAGCTTCACAAACGAATGTCTGCCCTGATGACAAGCCATCGATTAACATATTAGCTCCGGCAGTGAACGAGCATGCCGCTGCACAAATCAGTTCCCTTGATACCCCGGCTTGAGGAGCAGAAGGAAACGCGGTTACCGTTGCAATGCCAGTAAAATCAATTTGGTTTCCTGCCGCACCCCATATGTCCGCAGTAGTGGCATGAGAAGCTACTGTTGCGCGAGCATAGTTCTGTGCCCCAGTGAATGTGTTAGATCCAAGAGTAACGCCAGCTGGATTCGATAAGCCGACTATCCATGCAGTCTTGGTTCCAGATCCACTAAATGCGGTTACATTTACCTGTGCCAGCCCAGTAATAGAGTCGTATGAAATCAAGGTCCCGGTCATGTAATTCGCAGAAGGATTGGCTGCATCTGCAATAGACACATTCTGACTTCCAACCAGTTCTTTTCCGGTCTCAATCACCAAGGTTTTAACCCCGGTACCAATATCAAGAGAAGTTGAACTTACCGAATTAGTGGCGTTACGCTCAGCCTTGCTTGATATTGCGTTCTGTATTAATACAAACTCATCCCTAATTTGATCTGAAATGTTACGGGCGCCGTTAATCGGGTTGCCTGTTGGTGCATAATTACTCATCTAATTAACCTTCCAGGTGAATATTGAAGTTTTACCGCATTGATCACAAAACTTTCATCGATGTCAGATTCATTTGAAATATTAATTGAAATGCTGGTGCCATTGCCCGGCGTGTCTATCGTTATTTCCTGAGCATACGCTGCATCCCAAAATATGGAATCCCAGCTAGAGTTATCCCAGTAACCTCCTGACCCGGTTATTGCATGAGTGGACGCCAAGCCATATGATGCATCAAAGTTACCAAAGGATAGATCGTAGGACACGCTCAAGTGCGCAGTAGTACCAGCATCGAATAGAAGTTTTGTTCTTTTGTAGTTCTTCTGTGTATCGGGAGACTTGGAATGATTAAATGCAAGAACCGCGAACGCATTGATTGGATCACCATCAAAGCTTGTTCCAACATCAATCTCATAAACATAACCATCGCTACATGCCCCAAACTTGCGCTCTTTCCCGGCAACATCAATCACGGAATCGAGCGCATGCATAACGCGGCTACCATAATAAAATGGCATAATGTCACCTATTGCTGGTGCATTAGAGTTGCCATTTGGTTTTACTTGGATGTTTAATCCGGATCCGTCATCAAAATATATCCGGTACAAATTTTGATTCCTTACCACTGTACTTGCGATAACCTTGCCTGCCTTATCATCCACGTATGGCTGCACTGATTGGGTTAGTATGTGTGATTGGAAACTGCCGTATGCCTGAGAAGCCATTAGCTGCGTCAATCCGCGTACATCGAAATAATGCGCAAATCCTATATTCTGAAGAGTGTATGCGACCGCTCCGCTATCCGGTGAATGTGCTGACAGAATGTAATCAGTAAGATCGTTCCCGTACAGCATATAAATTTTGCGTTCGGTAGCCACCACCAAAACGCCATTAGTCGGGTCCCCTACCTGAGCCTTTAATCCAGTTATTGTCTCGCCAGTGGCTATTTGTGCCGCACCAGTCAATGCAGTGAATGAATATGGAGCGCCTATGCCAGAAACTATGATCTCACTCTCTATCGCGCAAATAAGCTGCTTCTTATGGCCTACGACGAACTTGGGATTATCCGAACCGACACCGGTTCTAATAGGAACCCAACGAACTCCGTCGAATTCCCCCATCTTGTTCACGCCATCCACGCAATACATGCGAGATGCTTCCACATTGCCCTGGAAATTAACGATATCGAACTCGAACTTGCCGCCCGGCAACAACGAGATTGCCAAGTCCGCTCCGTCTGCTGTGACTTTTGTCACACCACCAACCTGAATAGCCTCGTTATCCAGAAACGATCCATTTATTGAATCGAACACTAAAGTGCCGGCGCCTGATACCGTCCATGTCCCGGTCCTTAACAGCGCTCTTTTTACCACCCCAGTAGCGCCAGAAGTCAACTGGGTTACCGTCTGCCCTTCCTTTATTTCACCAACGGCGCCATCGAATCTTAATTCTCTACCGAACTGAATTTCTGTCCAACCGAATGTCGATTGTTTGTACATGACGCATGCCGTGGCACCTGCATTATCTCTGAATGCGTAGACAGATCCCTTGTAGTATTTCACCCCCCTAACCGGACCAGATCCGGGAACAGATCCAATGTCTGCCCGATAAATATCCGCAGCTGCGTTATTGAATTGCGCATGCTCTTGATTACTAAGCGCCCCAGATGCAATCTCACCACTTATTGAACCATACTCTACCGCCCCGACACTGAACGCCTCTATCGAAAACGATTTTCGTAACTTGGTTACCACCACCCTTGTTGAACTTACTATAAGAGCAACAACAGCACTTGCCCCGCTCGACATGCCAACTATTGCATCACCAACAACCAGAGGACCTGTAATCAAACAATCCAATACTGCATAATCTGCATCTGACGGCCTTGGCCTACCATCGAAGCGCTCTATACCCCTCATTCTTCTGTAGCCACCATTAATATCAGGCTCGAAATTTTGAGCAAATATGCACTTCCCTGGGCTTAACATGATCGGCGTTGTAACCATATCAACACCTCCAGCGAGAGGTATTATGTCTGCCTGCACCTTGTTAAATTGCATCAGAATCTTCTATTAATAGTTATTGATGGACGTTGATCGATAGCAAGTCTTGTCATCAGCCTATTAAGCTCTTCTTTGCCTCGCGTATAAGCATCAGGATAAGATTCTTTCCCGCCATAATGAACCAAAGCTTTCCACACTATGCACATATGAAAACGCTCCGGCATATCTGGAATGTCGGTATCTGCAACCAAATTAGAAGGAGTTGATTGATAGTCTCCGGTTACCGTGTAATCTGTACTATCAGGCGGCAATGCCAGTATCAATGACTTACTAGGGGAAACCGTTATATTTGTAGGTTGACCATATGATGTTCTGAGAGAACCATACAGCCACATATCACGGAACATTCCATATTCAACCTGGTTTAAAAATAACTCGCTTTGTATTGAAGTCCTGTAAATCCTGAACGAGTCATTAACCCAGCTTGCGAAGTCAGTAAGCGATATTGGCGCAGCAGTTACCGGATATTCCGCTTGATTAGCTATTGTCTGGAATGACTTAGTTTTCCTCATCCAAAGCCAATCAGCATGCTCATTCTGAATATCAAGCCATGCCTGATTTACCCACGTTACGAAACGCAGCCATTCTCCACTCGCATTGACCACCGTGCTATTTCTGCCGGATGCCCCGGCCTCCATAACTGCACGCTGAGCCAACTCAATATAATTCACGTTTAGTATGTCCCGTGCTGCACGTTAGCAAACCACTCCATACCTTTATGTCCTGATGGATCAGTTAACAACTGAATCGACAATGATGGGGTATGTGTAGTTTCAACCTTCGTTTGTTTTAATCCGTTCTCATCCAAATACTCTTGCGTCTCAAGCGAGAAAACAGTATTAATCAGAGTGTTAAGAAATTTGCGCTTAGCCTTGATAGGTTTTCCGCGCTCGATTACCAGATTTTGCCCATTGCACCCGGCGATTATTGGGTTAGGATCAAACTTGCCGCCCTTACCAACGATGAAAGTCACAACCTCTTCCATAAAAGCCAAGTCACGAATATATTTACCATTCGGGTCAACATCCGTAACGATACCAATATCTGGATGATCAATATCATCGGCGGCAATACTTGAATTCATGTCGATACTTTGATTGATTGTTGGGGCAACATCTTCAGTCGTGATTTTTGGTCTCATAATTTTCCTTGTTAGAAATAAAAGAAGGGCGGTATCAAACCCGCCCTCTGGTTTAAAGCTTCTATTACTATCTTAATTGCGGACGATCTGGAAGTACCATTACATCCTGGCGGGTAAATGTCACGCCTGTAACGCTTGACTGATTACTCGTTCCAAACGTCCATGCTGACCCATTAGATGCAACCTGGATCAGTTCATACGCAAATGGGCACACGCTATCAGGGAGAGCTGGGAATTCAGGCGCTGACGTGAAGTTACCGCCGGCATCCAGATCCACAATAGTGCCTTGGTATACCTCAATCGCGTTTGCCGCCGTAGAACTGCCGTCGTACGCATACACAAACACACTGCCTTTGTTGATTGGGACTGGCAAAAATGCTTCTCCGGTATTGCCATCAAGTGTTGGTGTGGCTGCGTTCGATCCTGCTGCGGTCGAATATGCCTTACCATTGATACAATACAGGGTTGCCCCGGTTGTTGAAAACGTTGTGGTCGTCCCAGCGGCCAATGCGGCTTTGGAAGTACAAAACGTAGCTCCATTCATATCTGCTTTTTGCATGGTTCTTTTCCTTAAATTTTAGTGGTTGGATCAAATACTCCAACCGGGCTTACGTACTGTGCGTTAGGCGTAACGGTAGCGTCATCGAGAGGCGTTGTGCCACCAACAAAGTTACCGGTCCCAGTCGGGTTAATAATGATCATCCCAAGAATTGCTCTCTTTTGATCAAGAACTGGCCATTTAATAGCGGCCTCTGTTGCGCCCTCGACACCAATTTGAACGCGCACAGTGCCGCCACTATCAACCGTAAAGACGAACACATTAAACATTGCGTTCGTTACGGTACCGGCCAGAGCAGGCATATCGGTACTACCTGCAATTCGCCCTTTTACGCCGTTTGCAATGTAGTGAGTGATAGCAGATCCGGTTTTAGCCAGAGCAGATCCGCCGGTCTTTATAACCAAACCAGCAGTGCTCAATGCGCAAGACTTCATGCGCTCCACATAAGGCTCTAAAAGCAATTGCAATGCTCTTGCCATAGCCTTATCTGGAATCGCTAGAAGACGCTGCGCTAATGGTTCCATCATAATAGATTCTCCTTGTTAGTCTGTTAATGCGCTTGCACCGACTTCTACCACAGCCATCTGCCCCTCGTTCAAGCGAACAGCATTGTACTTAGTGATTGCGCCAACATAGCCACGCTGACCCAATATGTCTGTTTTATCTTTTTGCCCAGCAGGCAATAAAGAAATGTCGTTTTTGCCGATATCAAGCTCCAAATGACCCCACGCATCCTCGGTACCGACAACTACCTGATACACGTCAGCATTGGTGCCGCTTGTCGAATACAGTGCTGGGACTGTCCCGGCAACAGCAGCTCCGGAGTCTTGCACAGGTATAAGATCAGGGGACCAAATAAAGCGGAATTCTTCACAGCTTCCGATTTCGTTCTCCACAGCCAGCGCCGGATTCCCATATTTAGAGACATCTATAAAATTTGGAAGGTCGCGGACATCTGGAGACAAATCACTGCTAACAAAAACTGGGTAACACGCTTTTGTTGGCGCAGTCGCATAATTCCCGGATGCAGGGATTGGTCTCAACAATTTTCTTGCAGGTGTTGAGTGGTTAGCTTTTAAGCTACGCTCTACCTTGCGAAGCAATTGCAGAGTCAATCGACCATTCACGGTAGCGCGAGAAGTGCCGGTTCCACCATAGAATTTATTGGTGCAACCTTTCAGCACACCAAACAAAGTCATCTCACGGACCAGTCCGATACGATCACCAAGCATCTCTTCCATGATTTTAGGAATTGGGTCCTCGCTCATTTCAGCAGTGCGATTGGTAAAACCATAGGCAAAACCGTGTTCTTTTTGCTCTACCTCGATATCCTGCGGGGTCAAGGTTTCAGCCATAGGCGTAACGCCATCTTGAGTAAGATGTTGAGCGACATAAGCAGCAGTTCGATCTCCAGTGCCATTCTGGAAAAATTGGTTCGGGTTGCTAGTAGTGGCACCTTTCGGCAAGTACCGACGATAAACTGTCTTTGTGCCTGTATTTTTCTTTTGTTTCTCAGTCATGCCTAGCAAGCCAAGGCAATGCTTAGACATCGCATGCGGCAGAATTCTGCCAAGTGATTTCCCGATACGATCAGGAGTAATTACTAAAGATTGAAGTCCCATTTTTGTTGTCCTATAAAATAAAAAAACCGCTCAAAGCGGCCTGTTAATATCCCATTTGCTTTTTCATTTCTGCTTTTTTGGCAGCTTCTATAATTTCGTCATCGGTCATGGCTATTCTGCTTGATTGATTCCTGCCGCTGGGTAGGATTGATCTATTTAGATCTGGCTTGATTTTTTCCTTAACCGTTGATCTTTGCCCCACTTGCTCTGCGTCCTGCGAAGAATGTGATTCTTTGAATTGGGTCAATATTCTTGATATTTTTAAGATATCTGATGGCGATTCTCCGTTAATAATCACATCTCTATCGTCATCATCAAGTGACTCAACAAAAGCACCGAATTCAGGGTTTTTCCATTCAATCTTGGTAACCCCGTGCGCAATCTGCTTTGCAGTAAACTTAGCAACATCACCATAATCTGGATGCTTCTCTGCAAGCCTATCCATGGCCAATTCAACATTAAATTGGTCATTTGCTGGCACAGCCATATCCATACTCTGTTGCGTCGTCTCATCTTTCTTCTGCTCAATAACTTGTTCAGGCTCAGCAAAAGCTTTCCTTAAACCATTTAAAAACCTTTCTCCGAGCTCGGGGAAATCATTCTTAATGTCCTCGAATGCCGGATGATTAATATCTAAATTGGTTAAAAGATTTTTCAACCCTGATGTTTTTTGCGATGATTCTATTTGCGTACGTAACTTCTGTATCTCGTTACCGTAACGCCCATTCGTTGTGTCAATGGCTTTACGTAGCCGCAAATTTTCTTCATTCAGTGCAGCAATTCTTTCCTCCAGATTCGGCGCGGCCTGTTGCTGAGGCTCGTCATCAACTGGTTGACCATGCTGCTCATCCTGTTGCAATGGCTGTTCATCATGCTTTTCTTCTAGCGCCTCTACTGGGGTGCCAAAATTCTTAGCAATCTCATCCTCCTTTGCTTTCTGAATGATTGCATCATCATTACTTACTTCATCATTGGTTATATCCATGCTGCTTTGCTCCTCGGCCTCTCGGTCGTGTTATTGATCCAGGTTGAGTAATGATTTCCTTGCTGCAATCATTGCCCTCAAATTTCTTGTTTCTTCATCAGAAAGATTGATGCAATCGTTTTTAAGACGATCTCTATCGTTCTCTCTCTTCAGAAATTCCTTCAGTCTTTGCCATAAAACCGAATGCTTCTCTGCATCGGTCAACTCGAATCTTTCTGGCGGCTTGATCTGCATAAAATAAAAAACCCGCCGGAGCGGGTTGTTTGGTTATAACGGTTATAAGGTTACTGCTGAAATGCCATCCCAGGATCGGCTCTTTGTGGCGGCTCGGACGGCGGTGTCAGCATTTGTTTGGCCGGCATCGCGTTATTCATAGAAGCCAATTCCTTTTGCACACTCAGTTTCATTGAGTCACTTGCAAGATCGGCTTTTATTTTATCGAGAGTCATCCTATGTTCGTTCGCGTACTGAAGCATTGCAAGTTCTCTCTCTAGCTGCAATTTAGCTATCTGCGCTTGGTAATTGATCTGATTGCGTTCAGTTACTCCCTGAGAGAATATCGCATCACGGTCCTGATCTTTCTTAATCCTAGCCAGCTCTACTTGAGCGCGAGTCTCTGCAATCTGAAGATCTTTTTCAACATTCATTTGAGCAACCTGCACCCTCGGATCTGGTTGCTGCTGCTGTCCTTGCTCACTAAGCGCTTGCTTCTCCTTCTCATCCATCATTACTGACGATGATTCAAAGCCCCAGCTATCAACAATCTTGGCCATAATCTTGGACTTAGATAATCCATAGCTTGGATCTTGAGAATACTGCAACAAAGTCTGCGCTTGCATCTGTTCTATCTCGCGCTCAACCAATATCGAAGAACCGAATGCCTCTATACTAAAGTCACCCTTCTCTTCGTCATTTCCATACATCAATAGCCAGTCGTAATAATCAAGTATCAGCGGCTCAGTAACTTCCTCATCGCTTGTTCTTGCAATCCTTCTGAGCAATGCAGACGCATTCTTGTGCAATAGATCCATGCCACCGACAGTATCGGGAGCGGCCCCTTGCTGTCCTTGCAATAGAGAATTAACACCGGTGGCATCCTCAAACATCTTGCCAGCCAGCATCATGATCTCCATCAGCTCTTTTTGAAGTGATGGCAACTGAAGAAACTGAATAGCCTCCTGAATCGACCTAATGTTTTCGCTAGTCAACCACCATACCTTCCCTTTCGTCAGCTCCCACTTACCATTCTCTGGCTCCACACCCTCTCTGCGCAAAGCAAGCATAGGCATAGATGATAGCGCCATGTTGTCTATTAAATTTCGCGCAGAAGATAACAGCATTTGCTGTGCAACCCTTCCCTGCCTGGCTATGCCTATCCCAAACGGAGAATCATCTCTTCGCTGCCAGCACAGAACCCGGTAATCATATTTCCCACTCTGCAAAGGATTCATATGACCCTGGATAATGGTCGAATTTACCAACACAACGACTATTGACTGATAATCCTTATCTCTATCTTCGCAATTACCTTCACTTAATTCAATCGATCCATCCTCGCCAACCTCAAACGACAATTCATTCTTGAATCTGTCATCGATGAGATCCATATCATTCATATCTATATTTACAATACCGTACCAAACCTCAAATAAATCCGTCTCTTTGGCACTCTTCTGCTCTTCTTTATATGACCCTTTTGGACCTTCTTTTAAGACTTTCTGAATGGCATCCGCAAAATATGACGGATCTTTCCCAAGATCACTTAACTGCTTATACGTCAGATAATCGCGCTCAAATACGCAATCACCCTTATGTATATCGTCTCCACAATTCAGATCAGGGAAGAAATTCCTTGGGTTAACAGCCTTCACTGCCGGGATAATCTCTTGCTTAGTTACCACCTCCCCATTTATCACCGCTGTTGATATCTTCAATAATGGATATGGTCCCTTGATAACGCCAGTGCCAATCTTGGCCGCAAATTCTATTGCCCGACGATACTCACGATGATATCTTGCATCTACTAACCAATCCTTTATTCTGCGCTCGCCTTTCTTTACTTTCTCGGCATTGATATCTTGCTGTGCCTGGTCATAAACACTTACATCTTGACTGTCAATATCATCAGAGATCGGCGTCTTCTTTACGCCCCAGTTCCAGTCTCCAGCTGGAAGCAATATGTCTCCGCATCGCGCCGCCGCTGAATCAACAAATTGACGTGTAATGTTAAAAAATGCAGTACATTGGCTTGTTGATTCTTGGTTGTTTCTTTGCAATGGACCGTCGAAATATGGTTTTGAATAAGTCGTGGTTGATCTATTAAAATCATCAATCCCTTCGTAATATTCTGTATCCTCTTCCCATATCGTTTCTATACCGGAAGCTTTTCTTGCACGTACAGACTCGTCCCTCATTGCCGATATCTTGGCTTGCAGCCGATCCATCCGTTGCTGCCTATCGAACTCTATCTTCTCGCGCAGCTCTTCCAAGAAAGACGCTGTTGAATCTTCATCTTTTTCAGATTCTTGATCGTAATTGCTTATAGAATTTTGCATTAACTATAGCCAATAAAGTCAGTTGCTGTTTTTGATAAACCGCCAGATCCATCCGTTATGCCTTCTGCTGTAAATTTGTTTTTTAGCCATGTTTTTAGGCTTGGTATAGGCGTGTTGTTTGGTGCCGCAGAGTTGTACATTAGTGCCCCGGAATTAGTATTCTGAGTGTTCCCACCTAGCCACACATTGTATGACGTCTCTAACTGGATAATACACATATGGCAATTCATACCGAAACCGACAGTAGCGTTTCCTGTTGTGGTTCGAGCATAAATATCAGCATATCTCTGGTTGTAATCAGCGGTACTGGTAATACTTGGGGCGTCATGTACAACACTATCCCAGCCATCCTGTTGCCACTGCGCACATGTAGGTATCTGGTCTGAGTAATCAGCCATTCTTGGCAGACATCCGCGCGTTGGCTCTGGCAATTCATTGAGATCAGGCTCCCACCATCCAACATCTGAAGTAGTGGCTCCCATCTTGTGTTCGAGCACATAACCAAAATATTCAGCTACGTAGTTGTACCCATTAAGAGGGACGTTGATGTCCTGCATGAATATTTTGTTAGGGAATAGCGGCCTGGCTGCCTTTAGAACCGCACTCTTACCAGCCAGCCCAGCCCTACGTGGGTTTGTTGGCGTGTCCACCAGGCTAATCGTTGCATCATAGCCGTCTGCATCTACACTACCGGCTGCGGTACCTCTGTACATTGGTCCAGCATTTGCTGATTCGTGCGTTGTTATAGCAACCACAGCAGAGCTGCCATTGAAAGTATCAGCAACCGCCTCGGCAAACAAAAGCATCCTGGATTGAACGTATGAGTCGTATATCTTTAATTCAAAGCCAAAATTTGAATTCTGTCCTTTCTGGTAGCCGTAAGCATAATCCCATAAGTTTTGACGCATCGGGTCCACAGCACCATTAGGCCACACACCGTTTGCCTTGGGGCCATACAACATATTCGTTGCCGCATCATACGCATACTGATTATTAGCGCCAGTAGCATTAGATGGCTTACCTGTTGTTGATAGTGGCGTAATTCCTTGTGAGGCAAGAATTGTTAAGGAGTCAACAACGCCCTGATGAGTGCGCATATCTGCAGGCAGAAGGTAACGCATTTGGTTATCTACGCCAATACCGGACACATCAGGGTTTCTGAATTCCCGAAACTGAAAGACCATCAGCATTGCATACTTGCCTATGGACTCCAGCTCATCAACAATTTCTTTTAACAATAAAAGATTGCTAAAATCCCCTCCGCTCACCCCTGTCTCGTACAAACCCCATGGCACCGATAACTGGAATCCACGGAAATTTATGCTTTCCTGCACCCAATCTAGGCGTGTATTCCATGCCGCCTGTGTTCGCCCACTTAAATCGGCGGCTGTATACATGGCCTCGATTACAGCAAAATGAGGCTGAAGGTTGTGTGGTTTGAAGTAGAATCCTGGAACCATCTGCGCAGCAGGAAGGGACGCTAACGCAGAACTACCTGTAATGTCACATGCTGATAGGTATGGTAATGTCATAGCGTGTTATACAAAGCGTATGTTTCTAAATTAACAGAATCGTTTGCAGCAGCGAAAATTGCCGACATAACGATATTCGTAACTACGTTTGTCTCTATTGCTCCCTCGCCAGATGAACCGGAGTTTACCGATCCCCATCCATCCACATCACCTGAGCTATGCAATTTACGATTAACGTTAGTTGCTGCTCGGTTGCGGAAACCCCACTCACCTTTGGAAATCGGTGCATTCGTCGTCTCTGCTAGTGACAGGAGCGCTGTTCCGCTATCTACGGCGCCTCCATTTGTTGTATGCCGCACCTCGACAGTTCTGCTTGCAGTCGCTACCGCAGTATGATCAAACGTAGCAACCAATTTAGCGCCGCCAGTCACAGAAAGAGACGGTATTTTTAGCCTGATTATCTCTACTGACGCCCCGACTAGCGCGAATGTTGGCTGACCAAGTGATGCAGAGTAAGGATGGTCAATAGTTAGTTGACTGCCCGCATCTGTGATCGATATGAGTTTATACAAACCCGGAACCCAATTTGTACCACTCAAAACTCTTACATATACTGGGTTAGTGGTGGACACCGATACAGCGGTCGTTAACCCATGAGCACCAGCACCTGTTACGCTCGTATTCCCACTTGAATTAGCAAGTGTATAAGTACCAATGAATGTCGCAGCAGGAGCGGTAACCTTGAGCATTGGGCAACCTTGAGCAATCTTGCCCTCTCCCATATATTGCCATTTCGACCCATTGCAATAAATTGAGTTAGGCAACCCATCTGCATTATCCCCTGGGTTAACAACTATCGCTGTTTTGCCGCTAAACGTTGCCGGAGTTCCCTTGTCCTCGCAAGTTGCATATGTCAACGGATTGGATATAACAACATCGTTACTATCAACCAAATCCGTGCCATTCCAGAAAGCAAAATCACCTGACAGTCTTAGGACTTTCTCTGCGCCCTTGCTGATAAAGTACACGAGGCACGGTTCTTCGTCTGCCGGCTTTGTGCCCGTTGCTGTTATAGGCACGCCCCAGTAATCAACGCGCGTTGTCGCTACATCAGTAAATGTCACCGTAATGTACGTGGTTGTGTCCGTGATATCACGGTAGACCAACTTGTCGCCTGCTCGGATTGACTGTATCCAGCCTTCCTGATTCAATCCATTATTATCAATGTCATCGATAAAGATTAGACTTGCGCTTATTACAGTAGAGTTATTGATCTTACTTTTACCGGCGCCGGGACGATTGTCTAATATACCTGTATCAAATTTGTAGAAATGCTTTTCTATTAGAGAGTGAATTGTTACGCCATCAGCACCGGTTGCCCCGGTTGCGCCGGTTGGACCGGTAGGACCCTGAGCGCCGGTCGCCCCTGTTGGTCCGGTCGGTCCTGTAGCGCCGGTTGGACCGGTTAATCCTTGAGCACCTGTTGAACCTGTTGCCCCTGTCACACCTTGGATCCCCTGAGGACCTTGCGGACCTTCTGTACCATCAATGCCCTGAGGACCTTGTGGACCGGTTGCCCCTGTTGGACCAGCTGGCCCGGTCGCTCCAGGAGAGCCTTCTGCACCTGCGGCACCATCATCACCCAAATATTTATACCATCCTGAAACAAAGTCTGCCAAATCTGGGACCGCTATTTCAACTTCCGATCTGAGTATTGATATGTACTTGAGGTTGACTGCTGGAGACAGCGAGAAATCAGTACCTGCCGAGTCAGATGCGTAACCATGATATATAAAATCTCCGTCAGCACCATCAGCTCCGGGAGCGCCACCCCCAGAAGTTCCTCCATTTGAAAAACTTGCCATTAGATGCTGCTCCTCATCTGAGCGTTAAACCAACAGTCTGCGGATCCAATGGTTTTGGTTTGCTGTGTAGATGAATTGCATATGTACAATCCATTTTTAAACTCATATCCATGGAATCCGAAATCTATGGTAAATGTGCTTGATGCTTGGACTAACAGCATGAACTCAGGAACGGCTCCATCATCTGGCGCAGCCGCTAAATCGAAGAAAAGAATGTATTGAGACGAAATTTTCGCCGTGTATCCTACTACTCCATTAAGGACAACTGGTCCAACTGCGGCTTGTATTGATGCTTGGTTAGCTGTCGACTTTGCTATCTTTGCCAAAATTTCATCTCCTATAAAACAAAAAACCCGCACTAGGCGGGTATGTGTGTTGTACTTCTGTAGTTTGATCTATCTACCCACCGAATCCTGTCACAGATGGTTTAAATGAACCGAATGATCCTTTGTTAAATTCTTTTCTCTTTACCGGCATTGCGAACGTAAGCGCGAGTGCATCTCCATCGTCAGGGCTTTTAATACCTCTTTTTTTCGCATCATCCTTTGATTCAAGCTTTGTCCTTCCGTCAGAGTCGTAACTATAATGCAGGCCGCAAAGGTCTGTTTCCAGCACATCATCATCAGGTATTTGCGCAGGCTGAGATACAATCCAGTCACGCATCAAGCACCACATTTCAGAACGTTTGTTGTAATACTTCTTTTTGTCCAATGCATCACCGCCAAAGTTGACAGCAAACACATTCACATAGCCCAACTCCTTTAGGCGGTCATAGATACCAGCGCCAATCCCACCTTGATCAACAAACACTGCATCCGGCTTATATGTATTCATTGCGGAGATCACTTCTCCCACAACCTCCATGGTGTCCTTTCCCTTAACCTTCTTAATTCGCTCGGAAATTCTCCCCTGCCGTATGAACATTGAAGTGCTATCGTTACCGAATCTAGCTGGGTCCACGCCTATAATTTTTGGTGCAGAACTGTCTGGTGTCGCAACAGCTTTTCGCGCCAACTGGACTTTGAATGAATCGATTAATGACTTATCACTTGATACAGAGAATGCTTCAGCAGAGGAAGATGGATACTCACGCATGAACAACTTAACATCACCGCCTAACTCCCCGATTTTGTACCGGCGCCACTGCATTTGTTGCTTGTCCAGTCCGAAGATCTTCCCATAATTGTAATCTTCATCCCCCAGCTCCACACCTTCATAACGATACTCTTGCTGCCAGAACCACGGAACAAATATAGCTATCCATCCACCATCATTTGATTCGCCTTGCTGCCAAACTCGATGGAACATATTGCCAATTCCGTTGGCGGTAGACTCAAGCACGATCTCCGTGCCCGGCTCCATCGGAATAGTCTGCATAATCCCTGCTTGATGATCCTCTGCAGATGGCCAGTACGCCGCCTCGGATCCATGAAACAGATGAGCCGTTGCTGATCTACCGGCACCTTTATTACCTGCCGTGGCCACAACAAAACTGCTATCCAACTTTCTGAAGCTGAGTTCCTTGGCATTTGATGCCGATAGTTCTGGCTTCAACCGTTCCGGCAAGTTCTGATAATACCTATCGGTCATTTCAAACAGGTTTGCGGTAGCAGCCTGTTCGTGCGTAAGAATGAATGTTTTCTTACCAAAATTGGTTATGGTTTTATGAAAGAATCGGGCTTCGATGTATGTAGAGCAACCCTGCTGCCGACCTTTCAAAATTATCGCCCGGACCATCCCGGTTTTCTTTAGCTGCTCTTCGAGCTTTGAGTGAATGTATTCCTGAGCGACATTCATGCGAAACGGAACAATCTGCCCAGCCTTGCTCTTAACCTTCAGGAAGCTCGGCGCGAATTCCTTGAAGTCATCAATTATCTCAAGCATTGCGAGCTTTTCTTAACCAGTCCTCAAAAGTGTCTTGCGAATTATCCTCATCGATCTTATAAACCCTACGCTCCAAATCGATTAAGGTTTTTAACGTCTCGCTGAGTTTCTTTATATTATCTGTGCGCCCGCTGAACGATGTTACTTTCTGAAACAATTCATTCAACTTATCAAGAACGCCGCCATCTTGCGATTGCAATAACTCTGCCAGATCTGAATATAATGACTTATCTGTTATCTGTGATTCCAACTCATCCAAGAGGCTCATTGCGATCGATCTTGCTCTTGATACATCCTTGCGCTCATTAATCTGGATTGTGGCGCTGTTATGTGCGTTAGCTTCGACAATACCCTTCTCAGTTTGCGTACTGTTGCGTACCAACTCTCTGCGTACCAGATCATCAGCCTTGCTTTTGATCTTCTCAGATAAGTCTCTTACCCATCCTTCCTTCTTGGCACGCTTGCGGATGGCACCTTCAGTGCATCCGTACTTCTCGCCAATTGCACGTAAAGATAATTTATTTGGTCGATAGTCTGCCTCTACTGCTAACCAATCAACCGCGTCTTTTTCATTCATATCAATAATGATCTAGCAGAGATTGCTATCAGATCATCCATGTCCAATTGGAACCATTCACCTTTAACTCTTTTGTCTGCGTATAACTCATGAAGAATTCTTTCTTCTAAACGCATGTTGTTGACGTAATAAACGCATGCAACACAAATATCAAACGGAGACGCACATTGATGATTACTAAATCTTGAACTAAATCCAGAAGCCATACCTATTTTGTAATAACGATTCTTTGATGAGTCATCTATGTAAATCACATATACAAATCCAGATTTATCAAACAGATCTGGAGATCCTTTGACCAATGCAGCCTTAGCTTTGATATTCCCAGCCAGATCACGCTCTAATCCTTCCTTACCCCAGTGCTTTAATATTGCTGCTCTCGATACGCCATATTCTTCTGATAATTGGAGCACTGATTTAACGCCAGCCATCCAGTCTGGTCGCATTGCTTCCCAGTCAACTATCTTTCTAAACTTGTTGGTCATACCGTAATAAACACAAGCTGATTATCATCCAGAATCGGGAATAATTTGGCCTCCAGCTTATGCAGAGCATCTCTGCTTTGCAATATAGACTGAGATCCATTAATTGAATTAGTATTTATTGATGTCCCGACCAAGATGCAGCCTTCCGTGTCATTGCTTGTATTGCCTGCATGAATCCTTATGCCCTCAAACCCAGGAACATTCATTAATTGAAGCGTATCTCTACCGAATCTGGTGGACCTGGTTTTCTTTACTTCGTACTTACCCTTTGGAATGGCGGTTTTACCGAAGACTTTCCATTCTCTAACCGGTATGCCCGGAACCTCACGAACTTTATCTTCCAGCGTGTAGCACAAGAATTCCTCAGCCTTGTCCGTTCTCATGCTTAATGATCCAATCACTGAGTCATCTGATAATTGGAACCTAAATAAAGATAGTTCAATCATTTATTCTTGATCCCACACATCGTTAATCGCTCATGCCGATCCTGACAATAATCTTCTGCGCATGTTTTTGCTGATTTGTGCATCCAGATCATATTCACCGGCTCATCCACGCCACCGCACACCAGAGGAACAGCGTGATCTACTTGATAATCATCTCTGCTGATCCCTGCTGGCAATGGGTACATCCGCTCAAAAGCTTCGACAGCCGCCTTGCTGCGTATTATCTTGCCGTTTTTGTAGCGCTTCACTTCAACGCAGCACCGGATATCAACGTACTCTGCTGCATTAGCCTCGATGCAAAACACGATTGCAGATAACATAAGAGCAATCATGACAACCACATATCTCATATTCATTTTTTCCAATGGCGCCAGCCAAACAGACTCACCGCAACCCACATCATCCAGGCTCCAATGTACGCCCATATATTTTTCGCAATACTGATGACGCTTACCTGCTCATAATCCTCAAGGGAAACCCTATCGCAAGCGTATCTTGCACCCCTAAAAATTTTGTCAGCTTCCGACCTGCTTACGGACATGTTGCAATATTTGTCTTTAACATGCGGTGGCGTATATAACCAGTCGTGAATCGTCGATTCTTTAGGACCCAAGCCGCCGAAAATCATATACACGATTGGCAATCTCGGCACGCTTGCAAAGTTTGTCTTGAACCCGGCGGGGGCAATCACATAACCGAATGTCTTTGACTCATAGATAAGAGGCGAAAGAAGTTCGTAATATCCATTACCAATATATTTGGTTTCCAGATCAGTTATGAATCTTCCCATCTCAGTGAGCTACTTCGACCAGCGTTTTAAGTTTCTTAGTGCATGCCTTTAAGTGCACCTTCAATTCCTCGCGCTCAATCCAAAGGCCGTAAGTCAATTGATTTATCTGGTTTTCGTCAAGCGATTGATTGCTTGCTCCAGTCCCTCCAACTCCAGACTCACCGGGGGATTCACTAGCGAATTCTGCACCACCGGCTTGTCCACGCAATGTTCCTGCAGCACAATTTTCCTGCTTTGCACTGATTCGCACCCGCTTAGCATTATCAGCAAGCACGTTGCGAAGCCGGTCAATTTCAGCATCTTTTTCATTTTGCACCTTGATAGTGTTGATATCGTTATCCTCGTTCTGCTTCGCCACTCTACTTATCGCGGCACCCAATTCTTTTTCCAAGGCCGCTTTTTCTTTGGCTTCTTTCTCTAGCCAATCAGCACGCTCAATTGCCTTGCCTTCCTCTAACAATTGGTTTCTGTGATAAATATAAACGCCTATCAGGAATAGCGAAACAACCAAACCAACGAGCATTTTGCTTCCGTACTTCAATGCCAGTTCTGCTAGTGGTTTTGCTATTGCTACAGGTATCATCGATTATGTTATTAGGTGGTTTTTAATGAAATGGATCACGCCGTAAACTGCAGATATACCGCCGATCATTATGCTCAGGTATGCCGCCCATCCTTTGATGGTGTCTGCAGTGATGTACTTGTTTCTGGTCCTATCTATTATTGTTCTATTTTCTTTAACGTAATTTATCTCGGGGGCATTTTCTTTCAATATGCCAAGTATTTCCTCAAGGGTTTTACCACCATGAAGAGACGCTTTTGTATTCTCTTTCACACATTCGATCAAATGCCCCAACTTCTCATCATTTTCTCTTCGGTACTTGCTATGCTGTTCGTGGTTACTCTCGCACAAAACATGCTTTTTGCGGTGCTCTTCCAACTCCCCTTGCATATCAGCTATTTTGCTTTTCATTTCCGGCACGTCATCGTTTAATTTAAAAAGTCCCCGCACGATGCTACCCCTTCATTTGCTCTTTGAATGTGATAATAATCACACTGTTGATTGATAAAATTTAGGCAATAAAAAACCCGCAGAGCAATTAAGCCAAGCGGGTTATCTTTGTGGGCACTTACCCACATTAGAAATTACTTTATAACATTGTTCTTAAACGGAATCAAGTACTTTTTGACCAGTTTTAGTCAGAAAATAATCGTACAGTCCTGGGTGCATGCGTCGATTGCCGCACTCCCACTGCTCCCAAGCTCTGGCCGTACACATCACAAGCTCGGCAGCTTGCTTTTGTGTCAGCCCGGCTATTGCTCGCGATGCTTTTATCTGCTCAATCGTGGGATTGATCGCTGGTCTTTTCATATTACTTTGGTCTTAAAAATTGGCGGCTATATCACTGTATATAACCAGCGTCAGAACGCTACACCGCCAGATAGCGCACTCAAGTCCTAGCACACATAGCAGCCGCCTATGTCAGTTTAGTTACCGTGTAGATGCCAGTAGCGGGATACTGGACCGGCCAGATTATCTAAGAGACGGAGTGTTATTGATGTACTTGTAATACTACTACTTCCCACCTTCTAACACCGTTCGCTTAGACAAGCTATTTAAAACGTCGGCCCCGTTTCCGGACCCGTCATAGAGTCACCCCTATCAAGTGTTGACTGCTCACCTACTATGTAGGCTTCTTTGTATCTGTCTACCCCAGGACACGTTCCACATGAACGTTCTTGCAGACGAAGCTTATCCCAACACCGACAGCTTCTGCACCGATAATCTGGTGCAAGATTTACTTCTTTGCACATGATCAAGAACATCTCGATCATGCGAGTATATTACTACTACTATGTAGTAGTGTCAAGAGGTTTATTTCACTTTATTATTTCTAAGCAACGGCCTCGCCCCTACGTTCAATCAGCCCTGAATTAGCGAATTTATTCTCTATATCATTGAGAGATTGATAATGTACAGAATCAATAATTCCATAGATCTTATCAATCAAATAATTTACTTTGTTACGATCACATTGCAGCGACTCTCTTATTTCTCGCTTACTGATCTTTGCCCCCAAGTACCTTAACACTACTTTTCTTACATCCCTATTGTGTACACCACTCGAGTACAGCATGCGCGAGAATATTCTTTGCATTAAAGAATCGAATCTTTCTGAGTAGCAGAACTTAGCAAGCAGGTAATCCTTGCATGCATCATCCCCAATGCTCTCAATGTGCCTGAGAATCAGCTCTGCTTGCAAATGCGCTTCTTGCGGTGATAATCCGCGCAGCAAGTCATTTCTGGAAGACGGTCTTGGCTTGCCGCACATATCATTAATTGATGACCCATCAATAATTACTTTGCTTTTTATATCCACTGCCCACCTTATAGCCGTTTCTGCGTTGCGAAACATATAACCTCCGTTTTTAGAAAAAACTTTTTGCACCATTCACTTCAGCGACTTGTAAAGTTCGCATCGTCTTCCGTATTTTTTATTCTTATCACAACCCATCTCCGGACCATTTTTGAACTGGATGGTAAAGCCGTGGATACAACCGACACAGGACCTTCTTGCCTCCGATTCTTGCTTGCGCTCAAGCACTTCTTCAGGGTTTCTGTACATCCACGATGGCAACGCTCTGCTCATTTATTTAACTCATTCCATGTTTCTTCCGTGTACGGCACCCACTCAATACAAGATTTTCTGACGTCCCAATTTTGAGCAACAGAAGCGTAAAGATGCAGCTCTTCACCTGTCCCGACATTCATAATGCTGCCATCTATTTTCAAAATAATTTTTAATGTCATCAGAGGCATTTGCTCGCCGCAACTGATCCACTTAAGCAAGTTACCAGGCTTGCGTTTGTCTGTCATTTTATGATCTTCCATTCCCAACCTCCTTAATATCCCACCCCCCGCCATCGCGTTTTAGTCGAGTTCTAACGATATAAAATCTGAATGGGAATGTTTCTGCTGCCACCTTTACCTTAACCATAGAGTCATCCATTGCGAAACCTTTTACTTCGTGAGCCTCGATTTCTCCGCTCGATCGCATGACAAAGAAATCAGGCGTGTATGTTGTGTTTTCAGCCAGTTTTAGCTTGATACCCTCGAATCGATACCAGAGTATTTCGCCGGCTATTCTCATCAACTCAAGCGTGTTTCTATACGCTTGCTCTGTTTTGTTCATTTCTCCGGTTTTTAGCCGTCCAAGGGCGTACATTTTATTCATTGCTTACTGCAATCCTATGCAATCATTTATCATTTAATAACACTTTTATCCACGCAGTGGAATTGACCTATACCAACAACTGTAACGCCATCTTTTGATTGGCAAGACAATGTTGCATACCAGATATATCCATTCAACATTAATAATATAAGTATCGTAAGAATTTTCATGGTCAATTCAACTCTTGCAGCTTGTCAGCCATCTGTCGAAGGTAACCATGGCTATTTACAAGATTATTCAGCGATAAACTGTATATCCCACGAACTTTTATAAAGTTCCCCATTTTCTCTCCGGTTTCACTCACTATGGCAATCACACCATCATCGTGTTCCACAAATTCAAGCATTTGCTTATTCCTCTATCTCACCCATATTAATTATTTACAGCTTTTGCATGAGCATAACTCCGTACACAAAACCTATGCTGATTAGCATATTATGATAAAAAGAATCTGCAGCGTAAAGAGCCACGGACCATACAACAAACATTAAAAAAAGAATTATGTATCTCATCTCAGTCTCCAGGTTCGTGTCTCGGCAAAGGAATCCATCCAGCGCAGTCTGAAAATTTAACCTCATGCCCACTACTCGTAATAATCACTTGATTCTCTGTGTCAACTGCCGCCTCGATCAAATCTTCTGAAAAGTCAGTATCAACCAAAACAGTACAATCCTGCTTGCACTCACGCATAGGCATCAACCGCTTTACTATCAATACTCGTCATTTTTAACTGGCTCTGACAACCTCTCTTTAAGCAAAGCGTATCCAATAACATCAACCTTACTATCTTCGTGATCAGGGTTATTCTTTAGCCTCGCCAGCTTAAGCTGTACCATCATGTCACACACATGATGTGGCGTTATTTCAATGCCTAAATAGGCCGACCACATGCCAGCAATAACGCGCAGATTCTTACCTGGATCTCCGTAAGTTTTCTCACGATCTCCAAAAATAATTTTCTTGGCTTTATCAGCTATGTTTCCTGACTCACTTGCAATTTCTTTTTCACTCATTCATTAACTCCTATCAATAAACGAACAACTTTGTTATCTGATCCCAATGAATATGCTGAATTGAAATGCTCTTGCACGCTATCGACCTTTTCGCCCATTTCCTCGGCTGCTTGCTGCGCGTTATGAATCCATCCTTGCAGCCGGCCTATTTCGACGTTAAAAGCCAGCATGAATGATTGGTCGAATTTAATGTGCAGGTTGCCGTTCATGTACGCCCTTACAGTCATCAGCAATCTTTCATTTCCGCGCTTGTCTGTGCAATAAAATTCTTCCTTTCCTCCGCTTTTGAATGCATGTGATTTCATTGAATCATCGCATTCAAAACCAAGATTTCTTGCGATAACAATTAAATCGTCAATAAAGTTTGCTGCGTTTTCGCACAATCCACCGATAGCGCTATAGCTGTTATATGATCCGATTTGTACCAAACCACCCATTCGTTCCACGACTATCCGGTAATCAAGTTTGAAGTGACTATGCTTATCTTCGTCAGCGTAATATCGAAATGAGTTTTTCTTAAATACTCGCTCATTTGACTTGTAGTTGACCACACAGGCAGCATCAACCATCTTGCCGAATGTCTCAATCATCTGCTTATCAAGATATTGATCGGCGTTTTTAATCGCCCATACGGTAATTGCGTAGGCATTGGATGCCGTGAAGTCTATGTTTGTTTTCCTGCGGATACTTTCGATAAATGTGCTTCGGCTGGCTGAGGTCAGGCGTTCAGTCAACGGCTCATAGTTATTGAATAACTCCTGCCAGTAAGCATTTTTCAGGCCATGTATCCGGGTTTTAATCGAAGACACGACCGATTTGACCGATATATCAAGCTCTTTAAAGAGAGCATCATCCAGCGAGCAAACGCGCTTATAGTTGCTAATTAACTCATCCAACTCTTCCCGGTAGAGTTGATCAAGCACTTCAATCATGCTCCTGCCGGGCACCAAAGAATTGCTGATATTTGCTTGCCTCGCCTTAGCATCTTCCTGCGCTTGAGCGTACTCAGATAATCCGTGCTTATCCTTTTTATCACTCAGCTCAAAGAACTCATTCACCCAAAGGGCAAATGGATCAACATTTGCATTGACCCCTTTATGGTATTTGTGGCTATTTGAACTATATTCTGAATGGCAAAGCCAGATAAACACCAAGTCTACCTTTGCGCGTGCTTGCCGATCCTCAGAACTCAGAAAATCGTACTCACCCAGGACTTTATAACCGGCTTTCCTGATCTCGAGAGCGTCGATAATCTTCTTCTGCTCTTTCCATCGCTGCGGGATAACCAGATAGATGTAATTCGAATTTGCTTCTCGAATGACTTTCACGCACCAATCAACGAACTCTGAATACGGAGGATTCGAAAATATGCAATCAACCGATTTATCAAGCAGCGATTGTTCCCAAAAATCCGTGCCGAGGATACCGACATCAACCGGTAAACTGTCCAGCAATGGCCGCGCTTTCTCGATTGCGAAATACTCTGTCCGGTAACAGTCCGGTATTTTGCTGTTCTTCTCTTGGAAACGTTTGAGGACTTTCCCGTCCCCGGCGCCAATATCCAGAATGCTGCTCATTTCAAATGAACTGGCATGAGCATGGAATGCATCGATTATTTCGTTAGTAGTGGGATACCACTCGTGATCTTGTCCGGTAGCCTCCAGCTCTGCCAGTGCGCGCGCTGCTGATGTTCTCATTTTGACAGCACCTCTATTCCTGACTGGAATTTAAAAAACTCTTCTTTATTGACAACATGACATCCGCATTGCGCACACATGTGTGTATCACACTCAAATCCGCTCTGATGCAGATGTATTCCATTGCGGCAGTCTTGGCACTCTGAGTAACCTCTATCAAGTTCTTGCGTGCTTGGGTTTTTCATCTACACTCCGTCTTCCGCTCTGAATTTATTAACCAATTCCAACAAATGAAATTCCGTTGGCAATCCATGCATACTCAAGAATCGCTTAACGCCAGCGCCATGCAGCGAAGTTACTCCGATTCGATGATGAGATACGCACAGCGGTGCGCACATATAATGACTTCTCTCTCCAGATCCTTGAGAAATGTGATGTATTTCCGGATCTGTTCTGACATCTTCAAATTCTCGACATATCACACATCCGATTTGTCGGAGCTTGTCATGGAATTGTTGTTCTTTTTTATTCATAAGTCCAATTCACGTTTTTGTCAGAGCCAAACGCCTCTACCAGAGGCTAGGCCGTTCGCATGCGCCCATACAACAGTTTCATTATTTCCATTGCACACGCCAATTATGCGAACTTGGCATTCTTTACCGCGTGCGCTTGGGTTATTTTGCTCATTTATTTATCCGTCCCCATCAACATATTCCATGCTCTTGCTGCCACCGCTGGAACCTGTCCATTTCCAATGGCGACAGTTCTGTCCATCCTTGAGGCCATCCCATTGCTGCTTCTAAGAATCCAGGATTCGGGTATACAGTTTTCTCCGCCTTGCTGTATTTTGCTAACCACTCGCGCAATGTCAGACTCTTTTGCTTGTGATTTTCTCGCCTTATCACTTGATTCGGCGCTGATCCTTTGTGATCTGTTGCTGTCGGTGTTGGCAGCAATCCATAAACGTTTCCTGTTGTGATGGAATCCGGCGTCGATCGCTCCAATAATTCCCCATCTCGCATCAAACCCCATGATGGCAAGGTCACCAAGGATTCTGACAAGTCCTCTGGAAACAAGGAGTGGTGAATTCTCCACGAACACGAATCTAGGCTGAACTTCATCGATGATGCGCGCCATGTGTTTCCATAGTCCTGATTTCTCCCCGTCGATACCTGCGCCTTTCCCGGCTGAGCTGATGTCTTGGCACGGGAAGCCTCCAGAAACGATGTCAACAATTCCTTTCCACGGCTTTCCGTCAAAACTACACACGTCAGACCAAATCGGGAAAGATTCAATGGTTCTATCATTCTGCCGTTGCGCGAGAACTTGTGCTGCGTAGGCATTACACTCAACTGCGCACACGGTTTTCCATCCGAGCAATTTGCCTCCGAGTATTCCTCCACCAGCTCCGGCAAAGAGCGCGAGTTCCCGCAATCCTCCATCATTGCTTTGCTGAATAGCCATGTCATTTCCTCAAATACCTCACCAAAGCCGAAAGCAACTTATCGTCGTCTTCGCACAAGCCAAGAACGGTGTTACATCGGTTGCATAGAATTCCACGAATCGATTTGGTTTTATGGCAGTGATCGACATGCGCGGACAGTTTCAAAGTAAACAAACTCAATGGCCACGAACAGCATTGCGCACATAAAAATATCCAGGTACCAAACATCGCAGAGCGGAGTGAATATCTGCCATATGAACACAAAGATTATGGCTCTTATCAACAATTGACCGGTCAGGAAAAATGACACAAAAGCGCTGAGCATAAAAGCGCCAAAAATACTCTCTAGTGTTAAATTAATCTCCATCAATTTAATACGCTCTCCGGGCTTCATGATTGATATTGACATCATATCTCGCTGCCAAATAGTGCAGATACTCAAGCCATTCGCCAAATTCTTTCTTTCCAAACTTACTCGTCCTTTTACCTAGCATGACGACACCACCATCCACACCAGCCGCGAGCCGCAAAGTTTCTTTTCTAAATGCTGCCGTGAAAATATCCTTGAATTCCTCATCAATTAAATTGACCATCTCGCCATTTACCGGCCACTTTAATTGCTGCGCAAACTCTCCGAGAATTGGCCATTGAGCGGAGTTCTGCATTAATGTCCTGTTCGGCTCTTTTATCTCCACCACATACCCATGTGGGGCATTTCTACACGCTATAACAGCGTTATTTCGTGCCGTATCATGCGATAAAACGAAGTATTGTTTATTCATATAATTATAACATAACCATTTGTTTTAAAACGTAATAACCATCAAATTACGCTAATTATTTCTCGACTTTTTCCACTCTTTTGCAACATCATCGCGCAGCTTTTTGTAGCTATCAAAACCGCGCTTTTCTTTTATCTTTTCCAGATAATTTTTGATCCAGATGCCAGATTGACCACTAACAAATTCAACTTCCGTTTTGTGCCTAAACTCTTCCGTGTACGTTGGATCTGGATCTTTGCAGCATTGCGCACACTTGCATGTCACGGCCAATAAAAAACATACATTCCAAGACAGCTAAGCGATATTCCAAACGAAATCATCATAAAAATAATACTCACATCAGATACCACAGATAATCTCTTTGACTCGCATTCTAAAAATTCATATCTATCACTGAATTGTTCGTTTTCAACACGCAGAATCCTGATTTGCTCTTGCAAATTTCTAATCAACACATCCCTCTCGTGCAGCTCGTATTTATGATCGTCATGCTCGAACTTGATCTTTTCTTGCGCCAGCTTTAGCAGGCCATCAGCACCCATTTCTTTTGCGTCCATGCACACTTCTCCGGTGAATATAATTTCCAATAAAGATCAAGAACCAAGCGATCTTTTCTGTTTGGCGCTCAAGCCATTCAACATATAACTGCCAAGCCTCCGCACAAAATACTCTCCCATAGCTAAAACATGAGAACCCTCATAACTTTTTTTAATACGACCCGCTTCTATTGCCTGTTTTTTGCGTTCCTCGAAACTACCTCTGCGTTTTGCCTCACCCATTTTTATCTCCTGTTATTGTTTACCAGTACTGCCAAAACCACCTTCTCCTCTTGCGCTTGCTTCAAAATCGTCAACCAGGTTAAATTCAGCTTGCATGATTGGCACTATTACAAGCTGTGCGATTCTATCCATTGATTCTATTTCGACAGAGTGATTGTTTCGATTCCAAAGCAGGACCATAATCTCCCCCTGATAGTCGCTATCGATTAAGCCAACTAGATTACCAAGCACTATGCCTTTTTTCCCCATACCGGATCGCGGGATTATCATCCCAGCGTAGCCTGGATCTTTGATGTGCATTGATATTCCTGTTTTTATCAAAGCCTGGCCGCGTTGCTCGATCTCTATCCCGCACTCCGGTACCGAACAAGCCCTCAAATCAATGCCAGCGCTACCCGGCGTAGCGTAATCCGGCATCATGCTTCTCAGCCTTTCGTCTAAAATCTTTATGTCTATTTTCATTTATCACCACCTATTATTTTTTACTCATTTCTCGCTGGGAATTTAAGCTTTTTTGATTTCTTTCGATGAATCGAAGGCAATCTTTAAACCAGAAACATCACTCCCAGCTTGCTTGAAACTGATCAACGGTTTGTCTACTCCACCACCCAAAACTTTGCTGCACTGCTCTGCGTTTCCAACCATCACATATGGCTCTGATTTGTGCCCCTTAGCCATGTTGTGTGCGTTAGCAATTCCAATCAGCACAGCCGGGTAATCAGGAACCTCACCACGCTGCTTGAATCCTCTGTATCTGTTCTCAAATTCACGAGCGACAAATGGCCACTCATCTTCATTCTTTTGACCCAAAGCTATCCACCCACCCATGTCATGCAAAACCCGGTGAATCAATGGATCATCAAAAACAACATCAACATAGGTCCCTTTGTGCCGCAACGCTTTATCAACCTTTGCCCATGCCGACATCGCAGAATCCTGCGTAGATCCTTGCAACATCTTGATCACGTCAGCAATTTTCGGCATGAACATGCCTGTATCTGGATTTCTAACGTGACGGAATAAAGCCTGTTGTATCGCTTTAAAATCAAAGTCTTTCAATCCTTGCCAATAAAGCATTTTTGCTCCACCAGAAAGCGGCTTCCCGTATTGTTCGGAAACGACATCAAGCAACTCGTTGAATTCATCAAAATTACTGTTATCCATTTGTCACGTCCCTTTCCTGTTGTTGAGTGCCGAACAATTTTTCTCTCGCCAACGCCGTTTGTTGCTTGTTGTATTCGCTCCTATCGATTGGGATAACCGGAGATCCGCGCTGAGGCAACGCTTGTTGATTGCAATACCAATCAGCCTTAAATCCTATCCATCCGCGCTGACAGCATTCAATTAAAGCTGTTTCTAAAGAAATACCTGCTTTTGTAGCCTCAGCTCTTAATCCTTCTATCGCTCGTGCTGTCAGTGGCGCTTTCTTGGCTTTTCTAAGTTGCATAAAATCCAAATATGTTTGATCTGTTACATCAGAAAGTTCATCCCGAAGATTTTTTGAATTTTCTTTTTTATTATTTTTTTCTTTTATTTCTTCCTTTACCTTCCCTTCCCTTCCCTTCCCTTCCATTACCTTCCCTTCCGGGGGTGATTGATCTCCGACATTTCGATCACGATTCGACGAATGATCGACGATTTTCTGAAATTCGTATTCAGGGTGTTTTGGGTTTGGCCTATCAATTTTCTGATGATCCCATCCAGTTACATGCCAGTATTCGCGCCCATTACCGCCGTTATAACCAACAATCAAATTGTTCTTTAAAAGCTCATTCGTATATTGCTCAATTTGAGACAATGAGATTTCATCGCCTGGGAAAACTTCCATTTTTAATGTTTTGTAACTTGCTGGATGATTTCCTCCATCGTCACAGAAGTTCCACATACCAATGAACATTAGTCGAGCTATCGGCGAACATTCTACGACTTGCTCGGAAGTCCAGAACTCTGGTTTAATAGTTCTAATTCTGGCCATTATTGGATCCTCTAATCTTGTTCCAGCAAACAGCACAGAAATATTTAAAAGCTCTTTCTTTCGTTGTGGATCCCCATTTTGATAGGGTTATTTCTGCTGCTTCTATAACCTCTGAAACAGGCAACAACTCAAGGAATCTTTTAATACTTAGCAATCTTTCTCTGTTGTATCTCTCAGCAAACTCAACCCCTTCAAGCTCCGCAACAACCATCCATGCTTGTTGCTCTATTCGATCCGCCCTTGCTAGTAATATCTCGTTGTAACCTTTTAATTGATCCTCAATTTCCAATATTCTTTTTGCGCGATCTTTTATACTCAAGGGAATATCAGATAAATGCTTGGATGATTTTCCTAAATTGCACGCTTCACACGAGGTAATAAGATTATTTTGATCATTTGTTCCGCCGCTTTTAACCGGGAATACGTGATCAACGTGCAGAACCACCTTTGGTGGCGTTGCTCCGCAGTATTGGCAAGTAAAGCCATCCCTGTGGAATATTTCAAAACGCATCTTTTTTGATATCTGCTTACGCATTATTTATTGACCCAATAAAAAAGCCAGACACACCAAAAGGAAAGAAAGGCGTATCTGGCAAGGGGTAAATCGAATTAGTCCATCCTTCCGACTATGCAGTAGGGGCTGCACAGGATGGTGCGGTGTCATGATGGTAGGGAGAATTATCATGATTTTGTTAATCTATTAGAAGCACATCACGATGCTTTAACTTCTCGCACGCCGGGATTCCCCTCTTCTTCCAGTTATTTATTCTTTGCACTGAATAACCTAGCCTTTTTGATAGCCCAAGACTTCCTCCGAGGGATTCAATAAGTCTAAAGTCTTTTCTTTTTTGAGTTAAGTTTTTTTGTTTCATCCCTATATGATAAACCAATCGTTTATGAATTGCAAACTATATGTTTATTTTATTATGAATCGGCAAGATTAAAATGTTTTTCATGGATAAACCTGATTTAACAACAGAGTTTGGGAGGCTCTTGAGCCAAAAATAAACCATTTGAACTCATTATGAAAATAATTACTCAAAAATTAAACAAATAGTTTGCTTTTTGCAAACATTGCGTTTATGATTAGCACATCAACAGCAATAACTCACTATACCGTGTTTTGTTTGGTTGATATTCAAAAATTTATAGGAGATTCACATGAAAAGCATCAATTATTTACTAGCATTTTTTGTTATCACTTTTCTAGCCGTTGCTGCTCAGGCAGCAAACGCATCATCCCACGACCTAGTTGGTCATGTTCGAATTGAAATAACAGGTAGGACTCCTATAGAGATTACCTACGATGTAAGAAAACCAGATCTGGATTCCTGCACAAATTTAAAAAAATCGATAGCACAAACCCCCATCGAAATGTATGGATCAAGCAAGGCGTACAAAGCCATCGGAGTAAATACATTGAGCGGAAATTTAGCTGAAGCACTGCAAGGAGCCGGATCAATCAAACTTTGGGACGAGAACACTCTCGGGGGGGCTGTTAATGCGGTAAAAGTGGTTCACCTGGGATGCTATCCAGTACACGCCGCTAACTAAAAAACTCACGACCAAGAGAAATCTACCAGAGAAATTCTATCTACCAGAGAAATTCTGGTAGATAACGCAAGGGAGACAGAACATGAACAGATTGAACAGATTATTGATAGCAGCATTGTTAAGCATCGCAGCGACAGCAGTAAACGCAGATCCGAAGTGGAGCGCAGTTGGAATTTTGACCACGCAAGTACAAGGCAAAGATCCAGTTGCAAGACCGATTGAAATTGACGACTTCGAAAGCAAGGAATTGTGCGATGCGGTAGTAAAGGTTGAAAGCCGTTCACAAGATTATCTTGGCCAGGGCGGCACTAACGGGAGTCTTCCAATCGTGCATTGGAACTATGACGCAGATTGCATACAAAAAAGAAATTGAGGTGAAACATGCTAGTTGAAGAACGCGCAAAAACAATAGAGGTTGTTGACATGATTGAGAAAGAACAACTTCAGCGGGTGCTGAACATCATTAGGGATTTTGTGCTTAGCCAGACAAAGCCTTTCACGATTGCGCACTTGTACATGAATCCATTCGTCAGCGAGAAGCTGGCTGTTACAAAGACCAATTTACTGATGATAGACAAGGCATTGATGACACTGAACTGCTCGACAGTTCAGAACGGATTTAACACGCCATTTAAAGAACTGCTGTACGTTGCGCCGCCGGTTAGGCGCGTACACCGAGATTTGGTTTGTATGTGATCGTAGGCAAACATCATGACGAAAAAACATGACTTATTCGGATTTTTAATCATCTTGATTCTTACGGTGGTTTACTCATGGATGGTTGAGAGGGACAACCATCCTTTTAATGACGTGGATTATGTGCAGGTTGAACAATCATGAACATTAAGAAATTGGATGTCGCAATTTTTGAAGCCAAGCGTTTTTTGCAGAAAGCGAATGAACTTAAAAAATTTCATAGCACTTCATCTAGTTATTTTTACGGATCAAAAGAATCTGGTTCTGTAAAAAGATCAAGCATGGATCTGACAAGAGCGCTGGCAGATTTACGAAGATCTGGAGATTAAATCATGATGATAATTCCGCAGCGCAGATCATCAAACCAGTTTGCAAATTTTCTGTACTGGTGGCTGAAGAGAGGATATTCGTTTAAACGAGCGCTTGAATTGCGATGGCTATCATGATCAATCCAGACAGAAAAGCAGCCGGCGATGTTATGTGGCTAAGAACAGTGTCACGAATGGCGGTTGCCATCGAATCATGCGGCATTTGCAACGCTTTGGGAGCATTTAAAACAGCTCTTGAAGACATGCAGGAAGAGCGATCACAGGAAAACTCAGATTACGCTGACAGCAAAGAATGCATGAATGTCCAGCAGGTGATCGAAATGCTAGATGCGAGTGTTGGGTTTGTTGATATCGATTACCAACACGCAGGCTTGAGTAAGAGAGCCGAGAAAGTTGAAGAATTTAAAAAAGACATCGCAAAAATGCAGGTTATTGGATAATAAATTGGGGGAGTTATGACAACAGCATTATCAATATTAACAAGCAATCTAGCGTCTAAGTTCGACATGGGTGATGGGTCTGGATTGCTTGATACACTTAAATCAACAGCTTTCAAAAGCAGCATACAGGTAACTGACGCACAGATGACAGCACTACTTGTTGTCGCTAGTCAGTACGGTTTAAATCCATTTACTCGTGAGATTTATGCGTTCCCTGATAAGGGCGGGATTGTTCCGGTAGTAGGAATCGATGGATGGTCGAGAATTATGAACACGCACGACCAATTCGACGGCATGGAATTCAAGTTCGATTCTGAATCTTGCACATGCATCATTTACCGCAAAGACAGATCACACCCGACCAGCGCAACAGAGTATATGGAAGAGTGTAAACGTGACAATTCGCCAGCATGGAAGTCTCACCCTCGCCGGATGTTGCGACACAAAGCAATGATACAGGCAGCACGTTTAGCGTTCGGATTCACTGGTATATATGACCAAGACGAAGCCGAAAGAATTGTTGAAGTTAAAGGCAAAGAAATTGACATAACGCCAGAAGAAAAGACATTGCCAGAATACACATCAGACAAATTTGATGCAAACAAGGGCGCATGGGTATCAGCCATCAACTCCGGCAAGCACACGCCTGATAGCATCATCAACATGATATCGACGAAACACACACTGACCGACGAACAAAAAGATGCAATCAAGAAATTAGGAGCAAAAGATGAACGCGCCGCTTAATCTAGTGCAGGGCACAAAAGAATGGATGGAATTCCGGGCAAGTCACTACGGAGCATCAGAAGCAGCAGCCATGCTCGGACTATCAATACAATTAACACGTAATGACCTGCTGCTATACAAAAAGACAGGGAGGTCTAAAGAATATTCTGATTGGGTACAAAAGAACATTCTTGATTATGGCCATGAGGCGGAAAATTCAGCGCGACTTATAACTGAATCTGTGTTGAGTACAGACCTATTCCCAGTCACATGCTCATCAGGGAAATTGAGCGCAAGCTGCGACGGCTTGACGTTTGATGGAGAAATAGCATGGGAACATAAGCAGTGGAATGAAGAACTGGCTGAATATGTACGGCGTAACAACTCAGCGCCTGATACACATATGCCTCAATGCCAGCAAATCTTGTTGGTAACTAGAGCTATAAAATTGATCTTTACTGTATCAGACGGAACCGATAATAAGCGCGTGTCTTGCGATATTCATCCATCAACAGAATGGTTCGAACGTATCCAGGCAGGCTGGGACCAGTTCGAGAGTGACCTTAAAAATTACGAGCACAAAGAGTTTGCAGAAAAGCCAGAACCGGAAGCAATCATGCAACTACCTACCCTATTGATCCAGATTAAAGGCGAAGTAATTGCCAGCAATTTGCCGCAATTTAAGGCTGATGCGGAAACATTTATTGCAAAAATAAATACCGATCTGCAAACAGACGAAGACTTCGTTAACGCTGAAGCCACGGTTAAATTCTGCGACGAAACAGAAAAGAAACTTGAATCAGCAAAAGCTGCGGCAATCGGACAGACTGCCAGCATTGATGAGTTGATGAACACGATTGATTTTATCAAAGAGTCGATCCGGTCAAAACGCTTGACTCTTGAGAAGCTGGTTAAAACTCAGAAGGAAAGTATTAAAGATAAAATAATTGGCGATGCGATCAATCTATGCACTTCACATGCTCTTCAGATTGATATTGAATTGGGCAATAAGGTTGTTTTCCAAAAATTCTCACCAAGTATTTTTACACTTAAAAACTTTGAAACAGCCTGCAAAAACAAGCGAACACTTGCCAGCCTGCACAATGCAGTTGATACCGAAGTCGCAGCAATCAAGATTAAGCTTGATGAATTAGCTCGCGTTCTTCGCAAGAACCTTACTCACCTGCCTGAAGATTTGTCACTCTTCCGTGACTTGCAATCAATCATAACCAAACCAGAAGACGATTTTAAGTTGCTGGTTGAATCACGCCTATCCGAACAAAAACGCAAGGAAGAAGAGGTCGCAAAACGTGTTGCTGAGGAACTGAAAGCTGCAGAAGAGAGAGGGCGTGCTCAGGCAGAGGCAGCCGCCGAGCGTGAACGAATCGCCAGAGAAAATGAAGAAAAACTCGCGATTGAAGCCAAGGAATCTGAAGCAAGGAAACTAGAGCAAGAAGCTAAAGCAAAAGAATCAATGGAAGCTCATCGAGCAGAGGTCCAGAAGCGAGAAGAGGACCGCACGAAAGCTGATGAAAGACATCGTATAAACATACTAGAGACAGTATGCCAATCTTTCAAAGATGCAGGATTCAATCATCAAGAATCTGAGCGAATTGTTACCGCGATTAAATCAGGTGACATCCCGCACGTAACGATTAACTTTTAATCGATTTGAGATAAAAATGATTGAACTTTTAACCGGAACAGTTAAAGACTTAATACCAGCGGCTTTACTCAATAAAAAGCCGTCAAAAATAAACTCCATCGGCAATGAAGTAGAAGTAAACAGAATAAAGTTATCGAATAATCACGTAGAAAAAATGAAAGCGTTTATAAAAACGCTGGATCTCAAAACTATGTCATACGCACAAATGCATGCACGGATGAAAGTGAATAAATTGGCGTACAGAGAAAATGGAACGATGGTGTCCGTGCAATACGTGAAAGGAATAGCGCAAGAAATAATCAAGGAATCAGGAATCCCACGCGAGCGCAGGATACGAATCTACAAAGACAGCAAGATTGAGAAGATAACAAAATTGCTTAATGACGGACTCGGAATCAAAGAGGTATCAGAGATCGTCGGCGCTCATGACAAGTATGTTTATCGGATCAAAAAGCAGCTTGAAGATCAGAAGAAAATCAAATCTCAACAAGGATAATATGAAAGACTACGAATGCACGGAACCAAGGTTCTTGGATGACGTAAAAAATCATCAAATAAACATAGTGAAAGACGATGGGGCGCACCGATTCGTTAGATTTAAACGAGCCGACAACTCGTCATATTGGTTCGACCTAATAACTTGGCCAGGATTTTTATGCATAAGCGGAGATTGCGGTACTTATGTCTTCTCGCGCACAGAAGATATGTTCGATTTTTTCAGGATGAAAAATAACGATTTTAATAAAAATAAAGATCGTTTGTTGAACATCAACCCAGATTATTGGGGAGAAAAACTTGAGGCGATTGGAAGGCAAGGTTACATGAAGTTTGATAAGGATGCGTTTAAATCAAGGGTTAAAGAGCATTTTGAAAATTACATGATTGATGATCTTGATGACGAAGAAAAAAACGCTCTTTGGGATGCGATCAAAAATGATGTTATTTATCACGCAAACGATGAACACGCGGCTTATGACGCAGTTTACACGTTTGATTATGAAGATAAGAGGTTTGTTGATTTCTTAGATGGTGGTGGCACAGAGAAATACACTTTTCATTACATCTGGAATCTGTACGCCATTGTGTGGGGAATAAAAAAATATGATGAGGCTAAAAATGACTGAAGAAAAAATAATACTTGCTGAATCTGATGAGGCGGCAAAATTTGTAACTGGTCTAAGCGGATGGGTTGATAAAAACGGCGTTTTTTGGGGTCAGTTAGAAGAGATGGCAAGGTATGCAAGCGCGACGCATAAAAGATGCGAAGATTGCAAAGAAGCCATTATAAGGAGAAGTTATCGTTACTGCGTAGATTGCATAGAGAAAAAAGATATTGAAAGATACTCAAAGTTAGAAAGAAAAGTTTGGGATGGCGAGTCATATTTGCACTCAGATAGAGACGATGTTTATTTTGCTGATTATGACCAGCTTAATGACTATATTGATGAACATCAAATAGAGAATATAGATTCATTACGTCTTATTATCTGCGAACCTGAGCACCTTAGAGAATTAGATGCAGATTACTGGGCAGATGATTTGCCAGAAGATACTGAACTTCCTGACTCTGTACTGTCAGCGCTAGAAACTTTTAACGCATCGCTCAAGGATGCCGGAGTAGTTAGCTGGTATCCAGGTAAGTATGCTGCAATCATTGAGGATAAATAAAAATGAACACATTTAACATAGATCCGCTTTTTAATAAACACGTTGCCTTAGGTGAAATGCTCATTAAAGAGCAAGGGATAAACAAGGCGATAGAATCATTTATCGAATCGATTGATGACAGCATCAAAGAGATTGACGCAAAACATCATTGCGATCTAACGCATATCAAACTAAAGCTGATGGAGTTATTATAATGATAACCATACACAGAGACAAAGACCACAATGGCCTGATTGCAATGGTTTCGACCTGTAAGAACGTTGCTAAAATTGACATGACCGCAGCAACAAATGAAAAGCACCTTGAACAAATGATTGGAGCTAGTGCGCAAGCACTGGGCTTAGATTGGGCTGAGAACGTAGAAGAGTATCACAAACTCTATCGGGCAATGATAAGCCTGTCACGCGAACGGAAGCGCCGTATTAATATGATCGAGATCGAAGACAGCCGGATATCATCCAACGACTTTTGGCCAATCTGGCAAAGGCTAATTAGTGATGGGGTATTAACGATGGATGAAATTTTCTGGTTT